ATGTTCACGCTGGTTCTTTTTGTGTGCTACCTGGATGGCGGTTGTGAAGATATCGTGGTTGATGTCTACAAAACTGAGCAGCAGTGCCTGATATCGATGGACGATCAACGTATTCGTAACGGAGGGTGTTTACCCGCGGATGACTACATTGATAGTTTCTGGCACCCGGCCCAGGAATACAGCGATTTTTGATTATTGCAGTTGTACCAGCGTTAACTCGCCGCCAAATACAGCACCGGTATCAATATAATGCAGATTCTCGCGATCCAGCCGATGGAGCAACGGCGTGTGGCCAAACCAAAAGTGATCCGCGCCGCGAATCCCACAACCGTTGTTCATTAGCCTCGAACGATCCCACAGCACACGCTGTAAATCGATCTTTTTTAGCCACAGATAATCATCATCCGGGTAATCGGCATGAGCAATAACGTGTATGCCGTTTTGACAATGCAGCTCCAGAATCCAGGGTAACTGCCAACACTCTTCAAGAGCGAATTTCGCTGCCGGTTGCTCCGCCTGCGCATACCACGAGCCACCATTCATAAACCACATGAATTGATCTCCCGTCACCAGCGCGTCCAGCGCCATCTGTTCATGATTCCCCCTGACCGCGACAATCCAGCGTTTACGCAATAATTTCAGGCAACGCAAACTGTCTGGTCCACGGTCAATAACATCCCCCACTGAAACCAGCAGATCCTGCCAAGGATCAAAACGGTACTGGCGCAGTTTAGCCATCAGTATCGAGAAGCAGCCGTGGATATCCCCAACCACCCAGACGTGACGCCACTGCGTACCGTCGATTCGTTGATAGATATTGTCAGGTCGTCCCATGTCGCCTCCAGAGTACAAGGGTACCTGATTATAATTTTAGCAATGATGGTAAAAAAGCCTGGACGATCGTGGGCAGGAGTATGGTATGGTTTATGAAGAATGCAGCATGCGATAAGCCGTGTTTTGCCCTGGATGGCATCGCATTCGCCACATAAAAAGAGACCGAATACGATTCCTGTTTTTTCCAAAATTATTTTTTATCCTTTATTTTCAACGCAATAACAAACCATTAGAACAAAAAACACACAATTAAAGGTGTGTTTTCAGGTACTAAAAATCATATAGTTAGCCAAAATTTCGGACATATTCGGACCGGTTTCGGACAGTTTTTCCTTCCAAAATTGAATGCGTTGACGCCAGCAAGCATAAAATAGAACAGATAAGCCGTACTGTTCAGGAAATGTTTGAAGAGGCTGATATGTGGCTGATTTCAGATTAAGGTCCCAATAATGCCATTTACTATATGTATTGGTGTTCGGGTGTAGGGTTCAAATCGTTTCGCGCAGGGCAATATTCTATACTTTCAGTCTTACATATGGCTGGAGGTTTCTATGTGTGGACGTTTTTCACAGTCAATGACACGTCAAGACTATCTCGCCCTTCTCGCAGAAGAAGCCGAGCAAGACATTCCATATGACCCGGAACCGATCGGACGTTTCAACGTGGCGCCGGGTACCAAAGTTCTGCTTCTGAGCGAACGTGACGAGAAACTCCATCTTGATCCAGTTATCTGGGGATACGCCCCCGGATGGTGGGATAAACCACCGCTAATTAACGCACGCTCTGAAACTGCGGCCACCAGCAGAATGTTTAAACCACTCTGGCAACATGGTCGCGCAATTTGCTTTGCTGATGGCTGGTACGAATGGAAAAAGGAAGGTGACATACAGCAGCCCTACTTTATTCATCGAGCCGATGGCCAGCCGATTTTCATGGCGGCGATCGGCAGCACACCATTCGAACGTGGAGATGAAGCTGAAGGATTCCTGATAGTAACAGCTGCTGCCGATAAAGGACTGGTAGATATTCACGACAGGCGGCCACTGGTACTCTCACCAGATGCTGCTCGCGAATGGATGAGGCAGAATGTTGGAGGGAAAGAAGCGGAGGAGATTGTAGCTGACGGTTCCGTGTCCGCTGATAAATTTTTATGGCACGCCGTGACGCGTGCCGTCGGGAATGTTAAGAATCAAGGGCCAGAGTTAATCCAAACTATACGTTAATGTACGATGCGACAGGGGAAAACGTCTGCTTTGAGCGAACAGCGGACATATAATTTTTAGAAACAGCGCGATTTGAAGTTACACATTAAAGTAAATATTATTAATTCCGATCTGACTGACTGTACCACTAGACATTCTTTCCGAATGTGCTCATTTGTCCATGTAGAAAAGAACGATTTTTACGATGCGAAAGCTATCAATACTACAGATACTGGCACAGGGGAACCAAGTATATTTTATTCACAGAAGCGGGAGAATAAAGGCGGGATTACTGGACAGAATCACCTGAATGTCCAGGTACAAGGGGAATGCAGAACCGGCCGGGCTACGCACCGGACGGAACGGCAGTTCTAGATCATGCTGTTACAGTAAGCGATAAGTACAGAGACGGATAAGGGCACTGTTCCGTCTTTCATTGGCATGGAAGGAATAAATTTGCTCTTTCGAGCAGCATCCGCTTTAGCTACATTTTGTTGCTTACTGTTTGGGCTATTTGTTTTTTGGTTGGCTAATTTTTTGAAATCCTCAAGCCATTTTTCATACTCAAAACCAACAGCACCAATCAGTTTTTTTAGCTTGAGGTCTGTTGCTCTATCAAAAAAATATTTCATTTTATTCACATGCTGACGAGTTGTTTTCTCTTCATTCAGCGCATCAAGTACTTCCTGATACATATCAATCTCCGGTAATTGGAAAAGAACATTTGAGCATGGTTTTAAAATCTGGACAGAATAACTGTTCTATCCATTTTAAAAATCTATTTCGCCATTATCACAATTGTATAAGTTGAATCTGAGCGGATACTCTGCTTCCATATCGGCCCCCCAGAATCGTACAATTTTATTTTGACCGGGTTGATAGTGGTTTGTAACTGTGAACTCGAATTCTTCAAATATCATATCCAGCTCATACCAGGCGTTTCGCGCATCTCCATGAAACCACTCAGACACAGCTTCATCATAAAAAGATATCCTTCCTACAGTTGCTGCAAGTTGATGATGGATAGCACTTTCTAATACCCCCAATTTAATATCTAGTAACGCTGGCACAAAATAAGCCACTTGCAGCGCTAGCGTTGGATCTCCGGTTCGGATGTCTTTCATACGCTTGACAGGATGTTGTGTTGTTTTACCGACTTTGAACCTATTGATATCTGTTCCACTCATCAGAACATATATCCAAGCCCCATCTTCTTTGCCTATAAACTGATGCGACATGATATGTATCTCTTATTTAGGGTAATAGATGCTATTTAACAAGTCTAGGCATCAAGTTGCAAGCATAACTGGACAGAATAACTTGAACGTCTGCTATTGGCACAGTGCGGACAAGGCAACAGAGATGAAGGTCCGCGGTGAGCGAAAAGCGAACATTGACTTAATTAGATTACAAGGGGCTTCAAGTGTTACTGGCGCAACTTTCTGGGATATTTACACCTATACCGGCCCCCAGATGGTCGATCTCTATGGCGTGGACAGCAACAACCAGTGGCGTAAATACATCGACGGTGAAAGTCCGCGCACGATGGCATTACACATCCTCTTCTATATGGCGGCCCAGCTGGCGTTGAGCAACGAGGAACTGGACAATGTTGTGGCCAAAATGATTGAAATCGGGGCATCAATCAAATAACTGAAAATTTCCTCTGAAGGCGATCACTCTTTCTCTATCTCCCAGGCACCGGCAAGAGCATACTTAATTTCTAACACTGACCATAATTACAGGAATAATAATGAGTATTCAGCGACGTGAAGTGTATCTAGTCTTGAAACAGCTATCTGATGGACGGTTGTTCTATGTGGAAGGAATGAGAAGTGCCCGCAATTACTTTTTTGATGGCCACGTCCGAGTACTCACAGCCCCGGGTGGTTCTGTGAGCTTTATTGAGTTCGAACCTGGCGAACGCCCAATGCAACTCTTCCATATGCCAGATGAGGAAGGTACACAATGGCAGGCTGCGTTCCATGATTTCGGTTGCATGCCAGAGTTCGGTATACCTGAACTGGAATACGTTATATTTGTGGGCGCTTATTCCAACGACCGAGAACGCACCATTGAGCTGATGAGTATGGGCATGACTCATGCGTGGGAAATTATTAATGGAGAGTGCGAACTGCGCGAAGGCGAGTTTGAAGAAGAGTGGTAACTGACACATCGACACAGCTTGAACTCTGGTCTGTAGTGGCATACTGATTTTGGCCATATTAGCAGAAGAGTGGGATGTCCGCTCTTGGCACATAGCTGCCATTGAAATGGTTGCGCACCGTCATGGGGTGTCGGGGTCGGAGGTTCAAATCCTCTCGTGCGACCAAAAATCCTCTAAAAACCAGCCTGTTACGGCTGGTTTTTTTATGCCTGTTTTCTGAATGGGGAAGCTACGGGGAATAATAGGGGAAAAACCCCGACACAAAACATCAACTCTACCGTAAAGTTTCAACTATTCACATCACCGGGCAGTCATCAAACTCCGCATTCCTGGCATCATTAATGATGTACGTAATCACCCCGAATATAGCGGGTGCAGAACTGTAAGCATCATCATCCACTGGCAGCGCCTCCCTTCTCCCGTTCTCCAGATTAACCAGGTGGGGCTGAGGATGAATCCGATATCGCTTGATCCTGAATTCCCCGTCTATCGCGCATATCAGCAGCGAGCCATCACAGGGAGAAAGTGACGCATCAACAACAAGCAGCGCCCCCTGGATTATTCCTTCCCTGAAATGTGAACGCGATGCCCGCATGAAATAAGTCGCTGCGGGCTGGCTGATTAGCTGCTGATCAAGGGAGATCCTTGTTTCAACGTAATCTGCCGCAGGTGAAGGAAAGCCCATGGTTATAGTCCTCCGTTTGGATTGAACAGCTGAAAGGTACGGTTCTCGCCTTCCTGCGTTGATACATCGCGGAATGTTGTCACATACCACTCGATCCATTCGTTGGCCTGCTTCATCGTCCAGTTCCAGTTAACCTTGCTCAGTTCCTGGACAAACTGTTGCGTGGTGACGGTCTTCCGGCCATTTGGTTCCTGCTGTATCGAAGCATACCAGGCTATTTCAATATCGCTGCGTCGTGGCATCATCACGCCCTCTCTTGAATACCGGATAAAAACACAGTATAAATACTGTATATCCATCCAGTAAAGGAGCAATGAGTAATGTTCGTGGAACTCGTTTATGACAAAAGAAATTTTGATGGGCTGCCCGGTGCAAAAGATATCATTCTGGGCGAATTGACCAAGAGGGTTCACCGGATCTTCCCCGATGCGGATGTTCGGGTAAAACCGATGATGACACTGCCGGCAATTAACACTGACGCCAGCAAGCATGAGAAGGAACAGATAAGTCGTACTATTCAGGAAATGTTTGAAGAGGCGGATATGTGGCTGGTTTCAGATTAAACATATTAAGTCGCCATACTGGACAAGAACAGCCCGTTGTTACTGGAAATCCTCTTGGACTGTATGCAATTACACGATGATTTCCTACTCCAGCATGGTAAAATAAAAAGCCGAAGAAGGTCATCAGCCTCGTAAGAAGTTTAAATTGGATTAATTTTTTAACTCAAGGATGCATTTAATGGATACCCCTTTCTTGTTAAGCGTCATAATCCCCTGCTACAACTGCCAAGATTACATTTATGAATGTTTGCAATCTGTATCATCACAAATAGATGATAGCGTTGAGATCATTGTGATTAATGATGGGTCGACGGATAATTCCCTTAAAGAAATAGAATTATTCATAAGTGAAAATAAAAACAAATCGATTAAATTAATAACCCAAACAAACCAAGGGGTGTCTGCAGCCAGAAATACAGGTATTGATGTATGTTCAGGTAAGTATTTAGCATTTTTAGATGGTGATGATCTTTGGGATTCAACATTCTGGGAAAAGATCAACCCAACGCTAAAGCTTAATGATATTGATTTAATTGAGTTTAATGCGAATAGATTTTATGACGACAACAAGGAAAAAGTAACAGAAGTGTCAATCGTATCTACAAACGAGACTTTGACTATAGATTCAATAAGTAATCTTCGTGAAACATTTTTAAAAAATGAATGGTTCCCATGGGCAAGAGTTTACAAAAGATTTATATTTAATACGTTAAGATTTCCAGTTGGCAGACATTACGAAGATATAGCATTAATACCCAAAACATATCTTCTATCAAAAAAAATCAAACGTATGACCGATACTCTTGTTTTATATCGAGTACGAAAAAATAGTATAACTAACGCACCTCGAAAAAAAGATATCGATGATATAATATGTGCCATGGGAGTTTTCAATGAATTACTTAATAGAAAAGGCAAGAGCGAAATTGAGACTATAGCACCCTCTGTTCATCAGACATATAGTCTAGCCAAAAGAATAAGCACAAAAATCAATGGTTATTGCTCCTTTAACGAAGAACAAATCCATTATATAAAAAAGGCAGTTACCCCATTCTCTGGCACACAAAAATTTAGCAAGAGAATTAATTTGTTATTTATTCGAGAATACTGCCTCATAAAGAAGATTAAATATCAGCTTAGATCTGATCGAACCAAAGTATAAACAATATGCAGCCTACTTTTGGCTGCTTTCTGAAGGATTTAGCATCCCTAAGCCCCACCATTCAACTATGATTTAACCACTTATACTTCGTTCTGCAGGTTGCTCAGGCCAGTTAATATCAGGTGTATCATTTGGATTTATTCGGTTAAGTAAAACACGGTATTTTTTCCATGCCAGTAAAAGTGCCGCTTCCGCTTCTGTTGCAATATCAAGATCAACTGCGTCCTGTAAGGGAGCGATTTTTGAGGCGGCCAGAGCCAGTAGGCTTTCTTTTTGTTGTGTCGCCTGCGTAATCTGCGCTATTTTTTCTGAGTCAGCATCATGCACCCACTTTTTACCGTCCCATTTAACAAAATGGCCTTCAGGAGCAACAGAAACGACATCATCAGGCAACTTACCTAACTGGTTAATTGTGGTGGATTCCCCTGTGTGAATATCGTAGACAACTTTCCCACGATGGTCTTCGACGAGTGACCATTTACCTGAATCAAAATTAAATACAGCGACAAATCCATCCTTTGTAGTTGGCGGTGCAATATCAGTACTGTAGGCAGGTAATCCTGTGTTTGCTGGAATATATCCATCACCTTTACCAATAAATTCATTAGTAGAAGATGACAGGTTATAAATAGTAATCGTGCGATTGGTGTTAGTCATTTTAAAAGTCATTATGCAAGTCTCACAATATAGTTAAATGCGGTATTTTTTACGGTGTTTTCAGCATGACCTGACGGAGAAACAGTCACACCGTGGCTGTGCGCGCCAATATAGACAGAGTGGGCATGTGCCCCAATGCCAACAATATGACTATGTGCACCTATATAAACGTTGTGTGCATGAGCGCCGTCAGTGGAGGTCGTTTGCGTGACAGCCCCCATGTTTTGGTTTCCGGCTGGATATCCCCAACCTGCTTGCCATGCCAGGAATGAGTAATTGTGCGCGTGAGCACCCTGAACATCGGTTGTTTTTGTACCGTAATCAAAACCTGTTGTTTCTTTATTTCCGTAATCAAATCCGGTGGTGTCACGGTTTCCGAGGTCGGTAGCTGCGACCGTCGCACCATGGTCGTGTGACTTAATACCATCAAGTTCTTGCGACAATACAGCACGACCATCAGGTTTGCCCTTTATCGTCTGCCCTCTCATATCAGGGATGACGCCTGATGGATAAGCTACAGCCAGTAGTGGATAGGCAGACTTATCAAATGATTGTCCCTGCATAATCGCATGGCGAGCAGGTGGCGTGTCTGAAGGCCAGGGAATTGGCGCACCTACAGGGTAGGAGTCAGGAGGGGGATTATTTGGTGAATAAACCCGTACGCCACCTTCAAAAACAGCACGCCCCGACAAATTACCAACGACTGTCATATTTCCATTACGCCCTATGGCTAATGGATTTGATTCCCATGCACCTTTTTCGTCATAAAAATGAAGGTCAAATCTGTCCTGATAATAACCATACTGGCAAGCCAGAATACCGTTAGCGTCACCGTTCGCTATTAGGCAGTTGGCTTCCGCTCTGGTCGCTGGAAACAAAAAAGCAAGCTGCCCAAGTAAATTACCTCCTGTTGTTGGCAGCGCTCCGGCAGCAAGTTTTATCGTTTCCACTAAACCAAGGTATTGGATAAGCCCGGGAACATCCTTTCCGCTCAGATTCGTCAGCGTACCGTCTAAAGGCTGTTTACCCGATAACGCATTAAGCACCGTAGTTGCAAAGTTCGGATCATTGTTTAAGGCATTAGCTAACTCAGCCAGGGTGTCCAAAGCTTCCGGAGATGAGCCAACCAGCGCGGCAACAGCTGCGTGAACAAACTCAGCATTAACAATTTGTTGGTTGTTAACGGTCAGTGGTGGCGTAGGAGTGGTTGGCGTTCCCGTCAGCTCAGGACTGTCCAGCGGAGCTTTCAGTTTCGTCAGGTCTTTGACTTTTTTAACGGCTTTCGGTGTCGCTGCAAGGGCTTCACTGTCGCTGTCGTCATCGCTGCTTAACTTCACCAGCCCTTTTTGCGTTGTGCTGGCGTCTCCCAGCTTCAGACCTTCAGCGATATCCCGCGCTTCATCACGGTATCCCTGTGAGGCCAGAGCTGCACTTTCAGCGCCAGCCATCGCGGCTTCTGCGCGCTGAGTATCATCGGCTACAGCTGCTTTCAGTTGATCCGAAACCTTGCCTGCAGCTTTATCTGCCGCGTCTGTCGCTGCTGTTTCAGCGGCTTGTACTGCCTCGTTCCTAGAGGTCAGTGCATCATCTCTGGCCTGTTCTGCGCGGTTGGCACTCTCAGTGGCTGCATTTTTCTGATTCTCAGCCGTTTCGGCTGACTGCAGAGCTGATGCTTCACTTGAAGATGCCGATTTAGCACTGGCTGATGCCGCAGCCTCTGATTTAGCAGCCTTTTCGCCGGACTCTCTGGCATGCTGTTCACTTAGCGCTGCAGCTGCCGCGCTGTTATTACCCTGTTCTGCAGCCTGCGTGGCCGTGAAGGCGCTTTCACGCGCTGAGGTTTCAGATGCGGCTGCATTGCCGGCATGCTCACCCGCTGTTTGTGCAGACGCAGCTGCACTTTCGGCACTTCCCGCAGCAGACTGCGCCGAGACTCCCGCTTCCTCCTGCGCTTTCTGTGCCGTATCAGCGGCGGTTTTAGCCTGACCGGCCTGCTCCGTCGCTGTCTGTGCAGACTTTGCCGCACTATCAGCATCCGCTGCACTAGCCAGAACATCCTGTGCTGTCTGTCGGGCATTATCGGCAGCTGAGCGGGCTGACGCATCAGCAGCATCTGCAGAGAGTGCCGCCTGGCGCTGTGACTCTGCCGATGCCGTTGCAGACAATACCGCTGAATCCTTACTTTGTTCCGCTGACTGTGCGGCCTGTTCGGCGCGTTCTCGATCCTTCTCTGTTGCACCGCTCAAATCCACTACGCGGTTTACCATTTCCTCAAAGCGTTTCATCACCTCCGGACGCAGGTCCGCGTCCTTCGGCGCATCGAGAAACGCATTCAGGGTATCCGGCGCATCGGTCGGGGCCACGTAAATGTCGCCTGCCACTGAGGGAGGAAAACCTTCCCGCAACAGTGAAACAGTGTAATAACCCGGCTCAGCCTCAATGCTGTAGTGACCGTCCGCTCCTGTAAGAGTGGATGAAGTCACCTCCACAACAACGGTCGGGCTGGTTTGCTTAGCACTCAGTTGAATGGTGCAGTCCTGTACGGGTTTTCCCGCACCATCTCTGAGAATGCCTGATATGAGTACCGGCATAGTACCTCCATAAAAAAACCGCCCGGAGGCGGTTCTGTCATTAACTTATTGTTACCCCGGCTGATGACTTTTTCGTCACAATAACCAGCAGGTCACTGATTCTGGAATGTGGCCAGCCGCTGCCGTTGCCGCGAGTACTGACGCTGAAGCTCAGCGTCATCCTTCCGCTACCGGCTGGCATATCCAGTGTTTGCGAAAAAACGGCCGGTACACCTATGCTTGTCTCGTTGTATATCTCCACCCCGTTTTTCCTGACAATCAGCGTACAGGCATCCCATATGTCGTTACTGGTCTGGCTGTTATACGCTGCACCCTGAAAGGCAATAGCAGGAATGGAAACCTGTCGGTCAAAAGACTGATCATCGTCAATCACGACCGTCAGCGTCCCGTTGGCGTACCGTTTTTCACCTGTGTTGGGTATACGGAAGTAAGGAAACTCCCTGCCCGCTGCCTTAACAATATCCCCAAGAATGCGCTCGGCCCGGAGCGTCCCTTTGATAGTGCAGTTTTCCTCAATTGTCACATTGTTGAGAGCGCCAGAGTTCGCGCTGATATGACCGCTGATATCCGCATTACGGGCAGTCAGCCTGCCGTCAGGCGTCAGCGTAAAGGTCGGCGGGTTTCCGCCGCTGGTGATGCTCGGCGCTGTCAGATATTTGAGGAATACCTCGTTCATAAATATCTGGTCACCCTGCATCACGAAGGCGGGAGTTTCATTGCCATTCGCCGGATTGATAAACGCGATACGGTCAGCGGCTACCAGAAACTGGCTCAACTTTCCCTCTTCCGTGTCTTCCATACTCAGGCCCAGACCAGCCACATAGTGCTTCCCGTCTTCGGTCTGCTCTATCTTCACGCCCCACATGGCATTCCATTTGCCGTTCGCGTCCTGCCACTCTTTGGAAAACTCATCCAGTCGGCTGGCGTTGTCTTCCGTCAGCTCCACCTTCTCCAGCAGTTCTTTCCCCAGGTGGCTTTCGGTGATTTCCCCTTTGAAGAAATCCAGGTAGCCCGCCGCATCATTGCTGGCCTGGCCTTTAGCCTCCACGAACGCCGATTTCCCGACCTGGTTCACGGCCCGGATATAGAAGTAATAGTCCTTGCCGGGTTTGATACCGCTGCTGGCCGCAATCCAGTACAGCGCCGTGCCGAGATAACGCGCATCGCTTTCCACCTGGCGGATATCGGCAACCTGCGTATCCGTAAACCAGAACTCATACTGCACCGTGGGGTCATATACCGCCTGGCGTGGGGTGGCGGTTATCTGGAAATAGCCGGGGGTCAGCTCAACATAAGACGGTACAGCCGGCGCAGCGATGCTGAAATCCGTGCTGGCGGGGTCGCCCTGCTGGCCCTGGCTGTTCACTGCCCGGACGGTAAGGGCGTAACGTCCCGGAGACAAGTTGCGGAAGGTGTGCTCCGTTTCGCTCAGAGTCAGGCTGCTGGCCAGGCGGTCGCTGTTATCTTCCGCTTTCACCGTCAGGCGCAGGGAGAAGTTAACGCCTTTCACCACGCGCGGCGTATCCCAGCGCGCCCGCGCCTGATACTGCCCGTCCTCTGCCAGAATCTCCGTGGTGAGATGCTGCACGGCGGGCGGTGTGTTCGTGATACTGGTTCCGGGCAACGGATCAAACTTCGCCCCGTTGTCCACGATGCTCTCTTTCTCCGGAACATGCTGCACGGCGGTGATGGCATACGTCCCGTCATCGTTCTCCCGTATAGCCACGCAGCGAAACAGGCGCTGGCGCAAGGTCGGCAGTTTCAGCCCCCACACGCTGTACGCCGCCACCCCCTCGGGTAACTGGCTGACGGTCACGCGGTCCGGGGCGGGATGCGCGGTGACCGCGACGGTAACAGGCTGGCCATCGCTGCCCACCAGGTTCAGCACCACATTGCCGCCTGCCGGTATCTCCACCTCACGGTCCAGAGTAAGCGTCCGGGACAGGCTGTCGACCGACAGGACGCGTCCGCCCACGATCACACCGGCATAATCACTGTCGCAGACCTCAATGATATCGCCGGGAACGTGGCGAAGTCCTTCGGCCCCCACGGAAAAATCCACCGTCTGCGTTTCCAGCAATTCGGTGGTGATGGCCCACAGTCCGGCGCGGTGCGCCTGCCCACGGCTGGTACAGGCGAATGCATCCATCTTCAGAACGTTGCGACCGTAGCGCCGGATGGCAGCGTCGTTTTCCACCAGTTCGGTGGACGTTTCCCAGCCGTTGTTCGGGTCGGTGTAACGGACCTCGGCGGCATTGTGGCGCTCTTTCAGTGCGCTGAAGCTGTAGATGAACGGCGCACCGTCAGCGGGCATCACCACATTACTCTGCGTATAGGTCCAGACTTTATCGGCGGGCCTGTCCTGCACAAACGTCAGGGTGCTGCCGTTCCAGACCGGCATGCAGCGCATCAGGGAACAGAAATCCCCCAGCACGTCCCACGCCTTACGCTGGTCCGTCAGATACGCATTGCAGGTGATGCGCGGCTCTGTCCCGCCGAAGCCGTCCGGCACGGACTGATCACAATATTGCGCGATGGCGTACAGCGCCCACTTGTCCACATCGGCAACACCAATGCGGCTTCCCATGCCATAGCGCGGGTGGGTCAGCATATCCAGCACACACCAGGCTGGGTTATCTGTCCAGGCGGGTTTGAATGTCCCGTCCCAGAGTCCCGTATACGTCCGTTTTAACGGATCGTAATTTGACGGCACCTGTACGATACGCCCGCGCAGGAGATAGTTTCGCGTGACCTGCTGGCTGCCGAACTGCTCCGCGTCCACCTTTACGCCGATAACAGCGGTATTCGGGTAACGTTGTTTCACATCGATGATTTCGGTATAGCCCGACCACACCGTTTTGTTCTGCAGCAGGTCTGTCATGCTGTCATCAGTGAGGCGCAGCATGCGGACTTCAAACGGCCGGGGCGGTAAATCATCAATCACCACGGATGCCAGAAACTGCGTGGTCGTTTTCCCCGTAATGGTGATATCCCGTTCAACCTGCCACTGGCCATCCCGGCGAAACTGAATCAGCATCTGTACGCTGGAAGGGTTACGGTCACCTTTGGTGCTGGTACTGACCAGCGACTGCACACCAAAGGTAAAGCGCAGGCGGTCCAGCGTTTTAGTGGTAATGGTGCGGGTCACCGGCTCTGACTTCTTCACCTCCACTCCCAGCAGGGTTTCCGCACCGGAGTCTTCGAACCCCTCCATCGCGGTCTGCTCATCCTCCCCCACGCGGTAAACCACAGTGACACCATGAACCATCACATTACCGTCGCTGTCGAGGACCGGCGTTTTGTTAATTCTGACACTTTTCAGCCCGTCCACTGGACCTTCAATCGGTCCCTCGCAGATGGCATCAACAACGGTCAGCATCTGGCTGGATTTCAGGTCGTCAGGAGCCTCATGCGGCGTTTTACTGCTGCCACCACCCTTACCCATAATCTGTTCCCTCTGAAACGACAGAACCGCCCGGAGGCGGTTCTGTGCAAATATAAATATGCTGCAATAATATCAGCGACCGATGATCACCACCTGCCCGCCACCACCTTCATCCCGTGTGCTGATTTCCTGGGAAATTGTGCGGGAGCCGACCAGCATTTCACCGTACAACACCGGCAGGGCATTACCCTGTGCCACCATGTTGTCCAGTGACGAAAAATACGTGTTCTGTTTGCCGTTATCGGTCTGCCTGGACGAGGGGATTTTTGCCTGCGGCGTCAGCATCTGCGCCACACCGCCCAGCATCATCGCTGCCCCCATAGAAAACAGGACCGAGGATGCCGAAATAGCACCGGCAGATAACGCGGATCCCCACAGAGCGAGGCTTCCCCCCGCCGTAAAAAAGGATGCGCCGATTGCCACAGCACCCAGCACCACCTGGAACAGACCACCGGATTTTGCCCCTGCCATACGCGGGACAATATGAATAATGGCCCCGTCCGGCAGCGGCTCATGCAGACGGGCTGACAGGCTGGTTTCATCCACATCCAGACCTGCAATGCGTATCTGATACCAGCCATCATTCATTTTCTGCCGGAACCCAGGAATCTGCATGGCCAGCGCGTAAATGGCCTCGGCCCCCGTTTTTATACTGAGGCTGAAGCGGCGACCAAATCGTTGTAAATCCCCGTGAAGGCAGACTCGTGCCATGCCCGGTGTCGCCATATCGAGTGTGTGCGGCGTTGCCATTTGTCGGTATACCTCTCGCGTTTACTGAGCTGATCAGGAATATGGTGCAGCAGTTCACAGTCGCCACAGTAAATCGCGGCATGGTTGGCAACCGATGAACCAAAACAACAAATCAGAATGTCTCCGGGCTGGGCCTCTGTGGCATTCACCCGGTAAAAACCGGTCGCCTCCAGATTATCCAGATACAGATTATCTCCCTGCTTCCACCAGTCCTCCTTCCGCGCAAAATCCGGCATCTCAATACCCGCCAGATGGTACGCATCGCGGAACAGGGTGTAACAGTCCGTCACGCCATGCTCAAATGCCCGCCCGGTGAGAAACGGCATGCAGCGAAATTTGTATATCCGGTCATCGCAGACCAGCCACCACGGCAGGCCACTCTGTACCTGCAGGCGGCGATCAACATCGCTGAGAAACGGCTGACCATCGGGATGGCTGTGGACCAGGGCCACCACATCCCCTGCCGTCTTCGCCTGAAGGTAATCTGCCGGATCCATGCTGAAATACATTGTCGGTTCAGCGGAAAAATTCTGGCAGGGAAAATACCGATCCCCGGCAGGCGTGTTTACCACCCAGCCGCACGATTCAGCCGGCGCGCATGCAGCGGCATGCGCCAGGAGTGTTTTGTTCATGGGTGTATCCATCAGGAAAGACGGTTAATGGAGAGGAAGCAGCCGATGCGCGGCAGGTTATTACGCAGCTCGCAGCCGGTACGGCATTTGCTGCAGGCATCTTTTGCCGGGTCTGCCGTGGGCTTATCAAACTCATCCGCCACAGGCGGCCCGGCATAGCCACACTCCTGCGAACGGTAGGTCCAGTTGCAGACATCAGCCAGCATGATCCGCGCCGGAAACACGCTGCCGTCCGTTTCGGTCGGTGTGGCCAGCACGAAGGTCGCCGTGGTGGCTTTCAGCTCCGACAGCTGTTCTATCACCCAGCGGCTGACCACTTCCTGTTCCGGGTCGGCCTCCGGATTGCCGCCTGTAAAGTTCACCGCATCGAGAAAACGGGCGTATACCACGCGCCTTACCACCGTTGCCCCCACCAGGCTCTGCACATCTTCTGCGAGTCCCGTGACCATGCCAAACAGGTTCGACACCGCCAGCGTCGGTCGGGCAGATGTCCCTTTCCCTACAAGGTCGAATCCGGTTCCCTGTATCGGGTAAACGTCATACTTCCGGCCCTGCCAGGTGACCGGCTCGCCCTTCTCGTTCGCTTCATTTGAAAAATAGTAACGCTGGCCACCAAAAGCCGTCAGGTCGATTTCCCACAAATCAATACGGGCAGACTGCTCGGTTTTCGTGGTTTCGTTGAGGGTGTTCTGAGGAATATCCTGCATAAGGATCCTTAAGCAATAACCTGCTCAAATTTACAGCTGAAATCAGAATACGTGACGTTGTCCGTAACAGACCATTCCCGGCAGACAACTTTAATCGTGCGGTTGTATTTTGGCGGTCGCCACAGAAAAGCTTTATATCCTCCGTGCTCCGCCAGAAACGCTTCAAGTGCGGTGCGGGAATTGTCCGACGTGATACGGAAAACAGGCTGGAAGTTAATTAACTGATGGTTGAGTCCGGTCGGACGACGTTGCTCATAGCCATCCCCAAATTTAATGGTTGTCACCGAAGGGGAAACAGACGACTGCATCCCCTCCCTGGGTGCCCAATGAAAGGTTTTCACTTATCCTCCCGCCAGCATGCCGCCATCGCGGCCCTGAGTTCTCAGGATGCTCATGACACGCGTATCAATCATCTTAACCAGCATCTGTGATGCCTGCGGCCCTATCTCCCCGTTTTGCCCGTCATTCTGAATGGCAATGTGATACACAGGTGAATAAGCAATCCCCCCATTCATACCACCACCAGAGGAACCCGGGTCACCCAGCGCCCTGACACCCAACGTACCGTCAGTCGTTTTCGCCAGAGGCATAATGGCTTCCGGACCAGCTTCACCAAACACACCTGCTCCCTTTGCAAAAGCAAACAGGGTCGGGCTGTCATAGATGCCGTTGCTGTAGGAACTTAATGAGGGCGAATCATAGACACCGCCTTTCGCATTAAAGCTAAAACTGCTGCCAAAACTGCTGATGGCCGTGCCGGTACTCGCGGTGGCTGCGCCGCCCAAAAGACTGCCGCCGATGCCCATAATGGATTTCAGGATGGTGTTGGTAATCAGCGCCTGCGCCGCCATATCGACAAGGTTTTTAATCACCGACTGAGTCAGGGAGGAAAACAACCCGATCATTCCGTCCCGGAGTGTCTGCGTCCCGTTCAGCATGCCGGTAAGCATGTTGGAGGTTCGCTCCTGAGTGGTTTCCATCAGGCCGATAGCAAGGCAGTTCAGATTCCCCTGCGATTTATACAGCTCGACCGCTGTCTGGTACTGTGCATCCGCAGAATCCTTGTCAGCCTTTTGCTTCAGCAGTTCGTACTGCTCTTTGTTGATCGCATCGTTCTGGTAAAAAGCCTGCAGCAGTGACTGACGTTCAGTCAGCTGATTACGCAATTCAACAAGAGGATCAACCGTGCCGGCGATATCAATCAGAGGGGCAGACATTGCCGCTGCCTGTGCCTGTAACAGTTCGCGGGCCGTACTTTGCGCCAGCGTAATTCTGGCCGTCTGGTATTCCTTTTCATCCAGAAGACGGGCATCCAGGAGCGACTTCAGCGCCTGGCTCGCTTCGCGCTCTTTCGTCAGAGAGGCTCTGGCCGGCGCATACTGTTCTGCCAGCTCGAGGCGCTGTTTCTGATAATTTTCAGCATTCAGCAGCAGCGTCTTCTGAATATCAGCTTCACTGGCTCCGTCCGTGCGGGCGGCTTCAAGGAGTTTTCTGGCGCTTTCCTGCTCCTGCAGGTTGATACGTCCGAGACTTGAGGCATGCGCCGCTTCAATTTCACGCCGCAGTTGCTCATACTGGTTAACCTTCGCCTTTTGCCCCTTACCCGTATCCCCGCCTTCCCCGGTCCAGGGGGTATCGGGTTTATCGCTCCCTGTTTCATTCCCTGGTTTATCCGGCTTCGGCGTGGGATCGGTTTTCCCGGATTTAGCCTGTTCTATGGCCTCTTTGACAATTTTTTGCCGTTCCTTGAGGAGTTTTAACCCCTGCTCAACGGCATCCAGATCCCCTTTGTAGCGGGTTTTGTCGTTCTGTACGCCTTTAAGCTGTCCAAACGGATCGAAGCCGCTCAATCCATCAATACGGCTGTCCGCATCCTGAATTTCCTTAATCAGTTTATTTCGCTGAATAACCTGATTCTCAAACTGTTCATCAATGTCCAGCTGCTTCACGTTGAGCTGGTTAAGCGACAGTTTTTTGAGTTCTTCATTCGTTTCAACGACAGCATTTTTCAGGTCAATCGCTGACTGACGGGCATTCTTTGCCTGATTATGGAAGTAGAGCAGCGCCGAACCGGCCAGCATCGCTGCGCCCACAGGACCGCCCACCAGTGCCAGCGCCCCTCTGGCCATACCTACCGCTGCAGAGGCTGCGCGGGCTGAAACGGAAAGCTGTTTATTGGCTGCATTCAGCTGGCTCTTTGCCTGGGTGGAGAGCAGTGTCTGCTCGGTTTCCTGGCGAATTAAGCGGTTAAACTCGCTCTGGTAACTCACGTTAAGGCCAAATTGCCTGGCGCTTTTCTCCATTTCCCGATAACGCCCGAATTCTGCGTTATTCTGTGCCAGCGTGGCGGCGGTACTTTCCAGCGTTTTTCGCGCCATTTCGGCCTGCGCCATCGCGCTGGCCCTGACTGCCTGCTGCTGCTCAACCCAGGCACCGATGTTCCCCCTGATACCTGCCGTCAGTTTTGTCGCCAGAACAGGAATCAGCGTATACAGCGCAACGTTGGCTACTGTATTGAAATTATCCGTCAGGCCATTAATGGCATCGGTAACGGTCTGAACACCACTGCGCAGCGGGCCGTTTCCGCTCTGTCCCACCTTAATAATCAGACCTTCAAAAGCTGAAGTCAGACTGAGGAGATCGCCGTTGAGATTATTTACCCTGATTTCAGCCTGCTCATGCGCGGTCTGCGTACCGGTCAGGGCGGCGGTCAGCGACTCCACCTTTTCGCGGTTCTGCACAAGGATGGATGCCGCGCTGAGGTTTTCCACCCCGAACAGCTTCACGGCCTGCTTTGTTGACAGGTTTTTCCCGGCCAGGTTCTCCAGCGCCTGACTCAGCCCGACAACAGAAGGCTTCAGGGTTTTATCGGTTCCCTTCTCCAGATTCAGGATCACGTTACGCAGCGCAGTCCCGGCCTCGCCGCCTTTCACCTCGCGCTCCGCCAGTACCTGTATGGCGGCATTGAGGGTTTCAAAACCCACGCCAGCCTGTGCCGCTGCCACCCCGCCATTTTTAATCGCAGCAGCCGTGTCGGCTATCTCCGACGAACCAAATTTCGCGCCGGCAGCCAGCACGTTGATATACCGGTCGGCTTCACTGGCTCCCGCGCCAAACTGGTTTAATGACAGGGCCAGCGTTCGGGTGGCATCCGGAAGCGTGGTACCAGCGGCCTGGGTCAGCGTTAACGCGCTTTTGGTCGCCGCCGTCAGCCCCGCAGAGGTACTCAGCAGTTCAGGCTTTGCCGAAGCCATCAGCTTAATGGCCTCAGCGGCCTGTGATGCGCTGTATTCCGTTGTGCGGCCCATTTCCTGCGCCGCCTGATCGTACAGTTTCATCTGCGCACTGGTGGCACCAGTGATGGCCTGCAAATCCGACAACGACTGGCTGTACTGCCGCGTGGTGCTGATAATAGTGCCCAGCGATAATCCCGCCCCGGCAAAACCTGCCAGCCTGCCAGCCAGCCCCGATACCGAAGCGGAAACACGCTTATAGGCATCCTCCGTCTTTTTCGCATCAGCCTGGGCATTGCGGTTAAACTGGCGTGACTGACTCTCAGCGCTGCCGTAGGCGCTCATCAGCTGCGATTTAAAGTTCGCTGCATTCAGATGCAGCCCAACGGCAAGAGAGGCAACGTCACCCATTACATTAATACCTTCATGACTGCCGCACACTGCGCATCCAGACTCTGGTTCGCTGCTGCGGGTGATTTAACAGGGGGCGGGTTATTGTCAGAACCTTCTGGCGAAGGCTTTTTGAAAATGCCCTGTTTGAGGAAAAAAGCACGCCAGTGGAAAAGCGTGTCAGCCGGAAGCGCCGCAATTTTTGACGGGTCAGGCTCGCCCCAGCGGTCGGCCAGCCAGAAAATCAGCTCCAGCCAGGGCGAGTCACTCAGTTTTTTTCGGCGGTTTCCAGCTTACCGATGGCGTGTTTTTTCACTTTGTCGATGGCATCCAGAAGCACAACGTTATCGTGTGCCGCCAGCAACTCCTTCGCCGTGGGTTTGTCTTTGGCTTTAATTGGCGAGCCGTCAGGCTGAACCAGGCTGTCGATAACAATCTGTACGCTCAGCTCAGACGCCATGCGGGCATTGCCAGAGGTCTGCGCCTCGATGAGTGCATCTTCATGATCAATAAGCTCAGCCGCCGTCAGCCGACGCAGGTAAACCTTTGTGCCTAAAATTTCAGTTTCAGTCGGCGTGGATTTCGTTTTGAGCAGTGCATTTTTCAGTGCGGAGAGGCTAAATTCAGACATGGTGTATCCTGTTTTTCAGACGAAAAAAAACCGCCCGGAGGCGGTGTGTAACGGGAAACGGATTACGCGCCGGCATCTGGCGCCGGGGCGGCGATCCCCCATTTAATGTTGTTTTGCTTACCCTGCACCGTAATCTGGATAACTTCACTGGCAGGGGCGGTGATTTCGTTCATCTGCCAGCCTGAAAGCGCAAGGTTCATTGAAGCCGTTCGTTTGTTCGGCAGCTCAATATAAAACTGAACGGTCTTACGCTGTTCTGCAGCATTGAGGAACGCGGTGAAATCTTCGTTTTCCGGGTCGTCAATGAATCCCAGCGATTTCTCCGGTCCTTCCGGCAGGTCTGACACCGACTGCTTACTCTTGTCCAGCAGGGTGGTACAGTCGACAAATCCTCCCGTCTGACCTGTCGCGCCCAGTGCCTTACAGTTAATCAGGGGTTTGAGCGCCGCCACGGCGGCCCCCACCTCGCCGAACTTCACCACCGTCCCGGCAGGAAGCATTGCGTACTCAGGGGATGATTTTGGCGTGTTATTTTCATCAGCCATAATGATTCTCTCTTAAATAGTGGGCAGCGGTTGCTACCTGTTCTGAATGCCATTGCGGATTTCTACGGTCAGAATGCGCAGAACCTTCTGGACGTTGTAATCCAGTGCCGGACGGATGAACGGATCGACAACCTGTTTAACCGTCCCGAACTCCTGGGCCAGCGCTTTCATGTAATGCTTTTTGCTGGGGCCAACCCGAAGGGTGACTACCGTATTTCCGCGACCTTTCCGGGTGGATGCGCGAATTTTGATGGAATCACGCATATGCTCTGCAGAGGACGCATCGTCGAAGCCGGCATGTTGTTTCATGTCTTCTTCAACCACTTTCAGCGCCTCACGCCCTGCATCACGTAACACCTTCGTGCCGACCTTTTCACCGAGCGCAGTAAGCTGCCGCTCCAGCTCGTCCAGCCCTTTTACGTCCATAGTGATCATGGTGAGGCGTCCCGGTAGTGAAAGGTGAAATCCCGCACGAGCCGGTACTGAATATTGCCGCTGGTCAGTACCGTTTTACTCTGCTGTATTCCACCCCGGACCACATTCTGCACGGGAACTCCCTCCAACTGGCCATGCACGATAGCAGTCCATTCCGCGCTGATTTTCTTATCCAGCTGTAACAGACGGGTGTAGTCATTAAGCAGATGAATCGCTATCTGGAAGCGGCCCGCAATCAGGCCTGTGCGCAACAGTCCGGCGTACAGCTCCGGATCGGAGATACACTGGTAAGTAACCCCCTCCTGCAGCTCATCAGGCAGAAGCAGAGGATAAACATCCAGCCCGGTCAGGCGTTCAAGCGCTGTCTTTAATGCCAGCTCGATCATGACGTGCGTCTGCCTCCCCCGTGATGATGATGCGGTCCGCAAGACGTTCGACGTTACGAACGGTATAAATCCGGTCAGACGTCGTTATTTTCCAGTCGATATCAATATTCAGGTTCGGATGAGTGGTAAAAAGACACGTTTCAACAACCTGCTGTTGATCCAGTGTGCGGACCTTTCTGCCCGACACCAGTTCGCGCTTCGCCCAGGCTTTCCCTGTCGTGACCAGCTGCTCCGGCAGATGTTCACCCAGCGGCCCCCGGCCGGATTGCATATACCCAATCGAAAGACGGCAGGTCATCTCTTCCGGCTTCAGGCTCATACGGTATTCTCCTGCAACGGGAAAAGAAGATGCCGGACCGCAGCCGTCTCCAGCCACTGACCAGTGAAACCATTCAGATACGCATCCCCGACCAGGTACTGCATGGCCAGCTGGATATCTTCATCCGCCACAAAACCGCGTACACCTTCCGGCAGCGCCTGCAGTTCGTCATCGCTTCCCACCAGTTTGCAGTAGTAGTCACGCTCAATACTCTTCTGCGCCGCCGCCACCATTTTAGTGAGCATGCCGTCATGCTCCGTGAAATCCGGCTCCAGACGGAGCTGGGTTTTCACATCATCCAATGTCAGTATCATGGTCATCGGCTCCCTTGCGGGGACTCAGCGCCTTTTCCGCATCTTCTGGCCATACCGCAATATGGCGTTCAACCAGTTTTTCTGCGTACTCAGCATCAAAACAGGCCGTATCACCGCGTGAATAACGATGATAGGGTCCCAGGAAAAAAACCGCTTTCCGCGCCACTTCTGCTCCCGTCAGGCCCGTGGCCCCGTTTGTTTCACTTCCGGTCAGATCAACACCGGTATCACCTGAACCCGCTGCAGTATTCTGACCGTCATTCCCGTCCACTGTATTTTCCGGTGTCAGTTCATCCGGCTTTTTCACATCACCGGCTGCAGCCGCCGCTGCCGCTGCTTTTGCTGCTTTCGTTGTCATCGTTTTGCTCCTGAAAAGAAAAAACCCGCTGCTGCGGGCCTGGGGGATTACGTGCTTTTACTCTGTGCGACCGTGGTCGCACAGAGTGCAGGACCGGTTAAAACAGCACTTTTGTCCCGAGTACAAGACCTTCCGGATGACGGAAGCCGATGTCGTGCTCCGTCACCACGCGGATCAACGACTGGTTACGGGAGAACGCGGAAACCAGATTGCCATCCCCGTCCTGGTAGGAGGCTTCCTGCGAGAAGGACACCTTCATGTTGCCGTCTTCACCGATAACCACATCATTAAAGTCCGCGAAGTAAATTTCCGACTCTTTGCCTGCGTCACCGAGGTTTGCCGGGATAGCGCTAGTACGCTGAATCTGAAATCCCTTCAACATCCCCTGGGCCATTTCCGGGTAGACCTTGTTACCGTTACCGTCGCGCAGACCGAACAGTTTCATGTAAGTCCGGTTCGACATGCCCCAGCCGCAGCTGATCATGTTGCTGTTCCCGTCCATAGCCATCAGGATAATGTTGTCGAGATAGGTATCAATCGTCTGCAGATTAACCTCTGCAGCAGCTTCCCACGGCAGCAGGCGGTTCCACTCAGTTGCCCGCGCTTTCATACCGACAGGCGTATCACCGGTACCGTCATCGCGCATAAAGGCTTTATCTTCACGAACAGAAATCGCGGTCAGAATATCCTGCAGGACCAGCTGCTCCACGTTGTAGCCAGCACGACCAATCAGTTGGTTGGAGATAGGCACCATTGCAATCATGGTTTTCGCAGTGAGTTTCACATCATCGAAGCGCGCTTCTGATGTTTTCGCATCCTTGCCTTCCCCGGTGTAGCTCGCCGTCGCACCACCGGCCAGACGCGGCAGCGCCATATTGCCGTTCGGCAGCGGAATGGAGCGCGCGCCCAGCTTACGGACTATGGTGCGATCGCGCAGCAGTTCGATCACCTCGCTGTGCAGGTTTTGCGGAATAAGAACGCCACCTGACGCGGCGGCAGTGTTGATGGCCATCGAGACAGACGGGTCATTCAGTTCTTCAGCTGCAAATTTAGCAGCATCCTGGACGTTACCCTGTGCTGCCGCAATCGACATCACCAGACGGGTCATTCCTGCGCCGGTATATTGCTTTGGCTCTGCTTTAACGCTGATACCCGGAGCCTGTTGTGTACCTTTAACCGGTTTGGCAACAAGCGCTGCAGCACGTTCAGCTGCTTCCAGACGCTCCATTTTGGCACTGATATCTGTAAACTGCTGCTGCAGGCTGGCAAATTCGGTTAACTGCTCCGCTGTCAGCGTTCCACCGGTAGTTTCAATCGTGGCCAGGGCCTGTACCTGTTCATTAATACCCGCACGCTGACGACGTAATTCTTCAATCTGTGGCATAGTTTTCTCTCTTTTTGGCATAAAAAAAGCAGCCAACAGGCTGCTTTCTGGTAATGACGCATTAGCGCCGGGTCACATTCTGGTTTGCAGGTCCATCGCGGCGGCCTGCAACTTTATGGAGGTGGTTTGTTGAGGTTGTTTGTACTTTGCTGCAATGGCATTAATCGCAGACTGAGGATCCGAAACTTCATCGGCAAGACCAGCAGAAATGGAATCAGCGCCGAAATAGATTCCGGCCTGCGTGTTAATCACCGTCTGAGGGGCAAGATTCCGGTATTCCGCTACAGAGGTAATAAACGTCTCGTACATATCGTCAATCATCCTCTGGAACATTCCCCGAGCGTCTTCACTCAGTGGCTCATGTTGTGTACCGTTATTTTTGTTATCTCCCCGAAAAATCGTGGTGAATGTTAACCCCATTTGCTCTTCCATCCTGGAAGTATCCAGGTGTTCCATAATCACTCCAATCGAGCCGACTCCACTGGTCTGGCTGACTACAATTTTGCTGCAGGCCGAAGCGATAAAGTAAGCCGCAGAATAGGCGCTGTAGTTCACAATTGCAGTAATAGGCTTAGTTTGACGTGACTGGAAAATATAATCGGCCAGTTCCTTGCATCCAACCGCCGCACCACCACCAGAATTTATATCCAGCACAATTTCACTGATGGAAGGGTCATTTAATGCAGCATGCACCTGGCTACGTATGCGCTCATAGCTGGTAAGTTCAGAACACATTGCAGTAATTTGCCCACGACGCGGAACCAGAATGCCGTGAACAGGAATAACTGCCATTCCACCAGCTGGTTGAACCAAATCTGGCGCCTGATTGTTATCAGGCTCCTGCGTCATGTGAATTCCAGCCTCTTCTGATAATCCCTGAATACGGGGAACCAGCACAGCTTTTACAGAATCCATTGTCTGTCGTGTCACGTAATGTGGAACACCAAAGACCATAGCCGCCAGGTGCGGCAGATTAATTAAATTTTTTGTCATGATGTTTACCAGGTCAGCCCGCGCTGCGGGTGATATTCAGTTTCTGGACAGAATAGAGTTGATTTCTGCCAGTTGTTTTGCTGTTGGCGTGTTATCGCCAGGTAAGATTTGTTTACTGTCGACCATATTCAGAGGCGTCAGGTATTTGTCCCCTCCGGCGATGGGTGGAAGGTTCTCCATGCGGCGAATGTCGTTAACCGATAACCAGCCCCACTGGCGGCCTAGTGCATAAGATTCATAGCGTGACTTCTGATCCCCGCGCAGCAGGCCAGAAACATTGAATTCAATGTACAGATCACCGCGCTCGCTGGGTAAAAGCAGATCGCGCATTAATGCGCCTTCATGACGCTTCAGCCAGGCCAACAGCGTGTACATCACAAACTGCAGCCCCTGGTGCTCAATGTTGTTATTCGTGGCTTTTGCCAGCATCTGCACCATATGAGGCGGGATTTTATAGAGTCGGCACACTTCCTCCACGCCCCACTGACGGGACTGCAACAGCTGCGCTTTCTCATTGTCCTGAGATAACTGCTTGTAGCTCATCCCTTCCTGAAGCAATGCAACAGAGAAGGCGTTTCTGACGCCGGAATATCTGTCCGTCCACTTTGCCAGCAGGCGGTCGATAGCATCCTGGCTTTTGATCGTCGGGGCGTCTTTTGGACGCTCAATAACGCCGCTCATCGTTGTACCACGGCGAAAGACCTGAGAAGCATGCTCTTCCACGGCGAGGTTTAGCCCAAGAACATCCGCGTTCGTCTGGATTGGGGAACTGCCGATATAGCCATCCAGTGAGAAGACCTTCACATGATGCATCATGCGCATTGGCAACGTTTCGCCAATTTCGGGTAGTTCATAATATGGCATCCCATCCGGGCCTTTCAGGACAATGACCTTTTGGGGATTAACCGGGATTAATTCGCGGGGATAACCTTTCCCGTCCCTGTCGATGATCGAGTAGCAATTCCCCTCCAGACCAAGCAGGCCCTGCTGTTGTTCAAAGTATTCAAATGAAGTGTCTTTTTTGTTGGGCTGGGAATGAATCAGATCATAAACAGGGTGGTCAGTCGCCCGTTCACGGCCTCCGTTAGCGCCTCGCCTGTAAAGTTCACACGGCAGCTGCGCCACCGATTCTGCCAGAAGCGTTACACATGCCCGGACCGCCGATAACGCCATTGCGGTTTCAGAAGTGATAATGATCCCCGCCTTGCTCTGGCTGGAACTCACACCACCCAGCATCGCCTGCCAGAAACTACCACCAGACTGAGATTTACCCCGAAACATCTGGGGAATGAACATTATTCACCCCCTGATTTAATTACGCTGGCAGACATTGATTTCGCGATTAAAAATGACCACAGCAGGCAGATTGAACCGCCGGTAATAAGCCCGGCTGCAGGTGAAATAAGCCAGGCACCGGCAGACAGTAACGCGGCTCCGGCGAGGCCGATAAAAAAACTTAAAAACGTCATTAGCATGCTACATCTTCCTCGTCGTAAACGGATGAATTACTCGCCCGGCTATTCAACATTGCCCGTCCGATTGCCATAATCAGCGAAACCGCGCCATCGATTTTGTTTTCGTTCTGCTCTTTGATGGGTTTAACCACATCGTCATTACCGGGCAAATACTTCCCGACGACGTTGCTGATACACCAGCTCATAATCGGGTTCCCGTCGTGATGAAAGCGGCCTGACTCAATGGCGGCTTCCAGCTCCTTCGTCGGATCAGACATATTGGTGTAGTTCTGAACGATAGTGATCGGATTAAGGCTTTCATCCGCCAGATCATGTGAAAGCCCCGTCGCGCCGAACGGGTCAATCGGTGACTCACTGACTGGGTTGAGCTTGTTTGCCGCCTTGGCCTCTTCAAGGATGTAGCGGTAATCAACTTCAGCGCCATCAGTAACTGTAAGCAGTCCCATTTCAACCCATTTCTGAAATCGCTCCGCAGTACGACGATCTTCGTTCTTTTCAACGCTGAATACTGCGTCGTAGGGAACCCAGAAGCGGGGAGCAACGCTGTAGTAATGTGTCTTGCCGTCAATTTCCCTGGTGAACAACCGCGCCATACTGTTCATATCCAGCTTGCGCGCCAGGTCGAAAGACAGAACACATGGCTGTCCTTCGAATTGCTCCAGCGTAAGTGTCTTATCCTCACAGTTCTGCCAGGAAACCAGGTTGTAGAAAGCGGCACGGGCTGCAACCCAGATGTTGAGGTGTTTAGTTTTAAATACACCAGCCTGACGGGCGTTATTAATAGCTCTCTGTTGCTGGCTGAGGAGAAAGTCACGATAGACCGACACGCCCATATTCGGGTTAGCTTTTTCCAGCACTTTAGGATCGGTCCAGTCATCCCCCTCGTCGACGGTGTATATCACGCCGAACAATTCCTCATTCGGTACTGTGCCGTTCAGCATCTCAATCACTTCACGCCGTTTGTCGTAGCATGGACCCTCAATGTTGTAACCCGCCGTCGTGATCGCCCACATTAGTGGTTGTCGCCGCGCCCCCATACCCGTCAGCATAGTGGTGTAGAGCGAATCTGTGGGATGTTCGTGATACTCGTCAACAATCGCACAGTGCGGTGAAGCGCCGTCCCCAGGGTTACCAATCAGCGGCTCAAAACGCGCGCCATCTTCTGGCCGGTTCAGGTTGGACGCATTAACTTCAATCCCGAACGCTTCCACCAGCAGCGGAGTGCGCTTACACATCAGACGAGCTGGTCTGAATACTTCCCACGCCTGTTTTTCAGTTGTGGCCCCGGAATATACTTCAGCGCCAAACTCGTTATCACAGGTAAAACAGTACAGCGCCACACCTGCCGAAATAGCTGATTTCCCATTTTTACGCGGTATCTCCGTGTAAACCTCGCGAAATCGTCGAAGCTTCGACCCTTTCTGGACCCAGCCAAAGGCGCAGCACACAATAAACAGTTGCCATGCCTCCAGAGTGATCGGCATCCGCTTGAATGCCCACTCTCCTTTTGTATGTGGCAACAACTGGATAAATTTCGCGGCCTTTTCTGCCATGTCTTTATCGAAGCGGTAACGAAATTTCTTACTCTTTTCAGCCGCCATGTCATCGATATGACGCTGGCAGGCCTGAATGACAAACTGGCACGCCGGAATTTTCCCCCGCACAACGTTGCGGGCGTATTGATTCGCGGCGTTTACGTTGGGGTACGATTTCCGGCTCATGAGTTGATCATCTTCAGGAATGGGTTAGAGGTTTTCTTCTGTCCGGCAAGGCCGATTAGGCGTTGTCGACTGCTGGGATCAAGGCCAAGCATGGAGCCGGTAGAGCTCATCTCCGATTCCTGCTCTTTCTTTGCGGTTAGCTCAGGGTTTTTTATCTTCCCCCCCATAGCACCAGTGATAGTCAGCCCTTCTCTGGCGATATTTTTAACCGCCCTGCGCCAGAACTCATATGCAACACACCAGCGCTCAAGTACGGCAAGATCGGTAACACACAGTAATCCCTGTCCACATAATTCTTTCGTGGTCAGTTCCCACATGACGGCCGCCATTGGCAGACCATCATCCTCAGAAAACCAGTCAGGTGGTGCCACACCTTTAATCGGAGTGAATACAGGTTCCTCTTTATTCAGGGCTCGTTTGCCGGGGTTCCCTGCCAGCTCCTTGCGCGCCGTTGGCTTGGGGCGACGCCCGGAACGCCCCGCCGTTCCAGCCATAAGCGACACTCCTGGTTAAATTTCATTTTTCGCGGGTATAAAAATACGAGGAAGCGGGCAGTCCTGAAAGGCGAAAGGGGTCAGGGATTTGATCCCCCCTCCCCCTGGCCTGTGTGGACATCAATCAAGATGGAAATCATCATTCAGATTGCGCCGACGACCGCTGCTCGCATTGTGCGGACAGGCATTAGAATTATGCCCTGACTGCCCACAATAGCTGCAGCGCAGGTTGGCGCGGCGGGAGGAACCACTCCATGTTTTAGGGCAGTTCGCGTATGTATGAAGCCGTGAACCACAGTATGTGCAATGGGTATAACTCATCGGATACGCTCTCTTGCCGTCTTCGCTCTGTGGCATTCCCAGCACAACGACTCAAGATTGGAATCGTCATCAGTACCGCCATGAGCTTTTGGGATGATGTGGTCAACGCTGGTCGCTTTCTTCGCTATCTTCTGCCGGCGATGATTCTGACACAGGTATTGATCACGCTGTAGGATACGCGCCCGTATGATTTCCCAGGACCGACCGTACCCTCGATCCTGCCTGCTCTTTCCTGCCTGGTAGTTACGCCAGCCATCACCGGCATGCTGCTGCATGTGTTGTTCACAATACCCGCTGGCATCGTTGGTGATTGCCGCACATCCCTTGTGTCGGCATGGGCGTTTAGCGCGTGGTGGCATCGTCATCGTCCTGTTTGTTAGAAACAAATTGTGTTGTACTCGGATAGATAAACGGAAACGGCAAATAGCGGAGAATATTCATAAATAGCGAGAATATGCACGGTCGCCGCCCCGTAACAACCAGGATTACCAGAAAAGCCCCAAAAAAATGAGAATGATTATCAAAACATTCACATACGGTCAATGGAATAACAGATTCTTAATCTCTCAACGAAAATAAGGATTTGTTAAGTTTCATGCTTTATTTTCGATGTAACACACTGTTTGAGGCAAGAATAATGGTCAAATTCTCAAAACTTCAGATTCGCTTACACTGGCTAACCCTGATATTAATAGCGATAACCTATGCAGCTATGGAGCTTCGTGGCTGGTTTCCCAAAGGCAGCAACACCTACCTTCTCATGAAAGAAACACATTATAATGTTGGGGTGTTTGTCTGGTTTTTAATGATAATACGATTAATTATTAAACATAAGTATCATGACCCAGCCATCATTCCCCCCTCACCAGCCTGGCAGATGATGGCGGCTAAAATAATGCATATCCTGCTGTACATTTCTTTTTTGGCTCTACCATTATTAGGTATTGCAATTATGGCTTACGGTGGAAAGGACTGGAGTTTCTTAGGTTTTAACGTTGTATCGTTCGTTACTCCTGACGAGGAAGCAAAATCACTTATCAAAGATATTCACGAAACACTGGCAAACATCGGATATTTTTTAATCGCAGCGCATGCTGGTGCAGCGTTATTTCATCACTACGTCCAGAAAGATAACACTCTTTTGAGGATGATCCCTGATTGTAACGATAAGAAATAAATACAAATTTTAATGTTTAACATTACAGCAAGCGCTCAGTGAATGCCTGCTGTAATGCATGCTCAGTCAAGTTGAAGCACACTGTGTTCTTCTGGATCAGAGAATACAACCAACCCAGTGTATTCGGGGATAGTGTTACCGTCATAAGCATCAAATGCTGACATGGTTGCGTGAAAAATCAAAAATGCTCCAAATCCCGCGCCGCTGCCGCCCCGCCGGGAGGACACCTTAAAAGGTAACCAGAAAATCTATAATTAGAAGTGAAGGCTTTGACAACGTTCAAAGTTTTATGACAGAAATAAAAAAGCATTACCTTTTAAGATAATGCTTTTTCACTCGAATTGAGTCTTTTAACAATTAGATTAAAGTAATTTTAATATCATAGCTTTCAAGCCCAGTCATTTTTTCACGAGCAGTAAACTGGATGTCGGAAACTTCTTTTCCTGTCTTTTTTTTGAGTTCCATAATTTTTTTGGTGATAAATTCAGAAATATCTGTTTCAGTTTTTCTTTTTAATTCTTCGATGTTCATTGTTTACCTCTCTTGATCTCTAACGTATCAACGCCAGGCATGGTACATTGCCCTGGAGCAATTTTATAAGCGCTGACATGTTTAAAAGATAGAATGGAAATACTCAATTATCAAGAGGTTGCAGTATAATTTTTATGCAATAGAGCTCGCAAACCCACAAACCACTGTACTAAAATCTGGGTCGATCACGAAACAACCAGGTCTCATTTCAAAAGCTTCGATGCAGCCTCGAGAATCTCTTCGGAAGTCACATCACGATCAGAAGCCACATAAACTATTTTATGGTCTCCAGTCAGAGATGGAAATCCCGCAGACATCACGGATAGATGAGCTTTTTCTCCATTGGGATACTCACGCATTATCGTCGTAATACCCTTCATTACAGATACAACTACTGCCGGTTCCGAGTTAAAAAAAACAATTACTTTTTTCATAATTATACCGTGATGGCTCTTACATAAATGAGCTGTTAAGCATACAAAAAAGGCTCCATAAGGAGCCTGAAATTTATTTTCTGAAATCTAACGAAGTCTGACCAGAACGAATGTACAGTGCAATATTATCAAATGTAATCATTGTTGATTTGCAAAAAATACATTTTGCTCCGAAAGGATTTTTTTCAGTAACATCAAAATTTGACGTTCGGTACTGAGATCCGTGGCAACACGGGCATCTGAAGTGAATATTATTAGTAATAACAGTTACCTTATACAGCCACGACATTAACTGCCGTGGGACCTTTAGGTCCCTGTTCAACACTAAATTCAACTTCCTGATTCTCATTCAGCGTCTTGAAATCATGACTCTGGATAGCAGAGAAGTGAACAAACACATCTTTACTACCATCTTTTGGAGTGATAAAACCAAAACCTTTTTCAGGATTAAACCATTTAACTAAACCAGTCATTTTATTAGACATAAACATTACCTTTATTGAGTAAGCCCTTGGGCAGAATGGTCCGAAAAAAAATTATCAGAGAGAAAAGCTAACAAGGAAATCTCAACAGGAACAAGGAGTAAAATTATTACAGCGACTGCTTCAGATAAATTTGTTACAAACCAGACATTCATTAACGCATGATTAACCAGACATAGCAAGGTTTAGTTTTGTAAGTAAATCTCAGCGGGTTTGACCATAAAAATTAATTTAAATAGCTTAAATCGAAAGTTATGTCATGCTGCGTAAGACCTTTATCTATCACCCTAAGTTGTCAGGGATTTTGACTCAAGGAAGAGTCGTATTTCCCTCATAGTAAAAATTTACAAAGTTATCCACGAAAACCGTCAACTTCTTAATTTATAGATCTATTATTTTTCTCTACGGTTCATTGTTTGTATTTTTACGGACTCATAAATCCGCTCACATGTCATTCCTGCCCGGTAGTTTTCATCAGCGCGCTCAGCATAGTATCGAGCTTCTTCTGCAAGGCTTCCGAGCATGTCGGCAAGCACAGAGGCGTCGGCTCCGGCTGTTTTGCTTCTGACGGCAACGGCAAGATTTGCGGTGTGCTTTGCGGCGTCCAGGCGGGTGGCAAGCTTTGTTGCTTCGGTGCGCAACTGGCTAACAGTGGCAGACAGGCCAGCAGCAGTGGCAGCAGATTTAGCGGCTTGTGCTTGTGCATCTTTTACAGCCTCATCACGGGCAATTATGCGCCCTTGTTCAATCATGCGGGCTGCGGTCTGTGCATTCGCTGTTTGCGATGATTCCATGCTGTCACGCTCGGCCCACTTCTTTTCCCAACCGCGGCTGCTCCATACACTACCTGCGATGAATGCGACGGCCACCAGCAGCGAAATAACAATGAACTGATAGCGCAGACTCACTAGTCTATCCCCCAGCACGTCAGCGCGCTTTCCTGGTCGCGCCGTTCTACCTGACCATAGCAGCCATTTTTCTGGCCTTTGGTCAGGCGACAATCGCGGCCGCCGTCTTTAATCCACCAGCGGATCGCTTCACAGGCACCTCTACGGTCACCAGCATTTATTCGCTTATAGAACGTAGATGGGAAACATTTTCCGGGGCCGATGTTATATGGGCAGAAAGACGCGATCCCGGCTTTCTGTGGTTCGGTCAGCGGTACTTTGATATTTCGCTCAACCCACGCCAGCGCTTTGTCGCGCTCTATGGCGTTCACCTGGGCGCATTTCTCAGCAGACAGCTTCATGCCCTGAACTACTGGCTTACCATCAACCATCGTGGCGCCACGGCAAATCGTCCAAAACCCTCCGCCATCGCGATACGCCGTCAGACTGTTACCCTCTTTCTCATCCAAAAACTGATCGAGAATCACGGGCGCGGAAACCCCAGCAAGAATCAAACCAACGACCGCTGCGCTCAGTTTATTCTTCAGCTTTGGTGGTATAGCCATTGCGCCGATCCTCCCGTTCTTTCCAGCGGAAATACCAGTTCACTGCACAGGTGATAACTGTGCATGCGATACCGACAATAATTGCCCAGTCGCTAAGGCTTAATCCTGCAATTCTGTCGGCCAACATCCAGGACACCTCTTTTGCTGTTTTAGCTGTTTCAGCATATGCCTTCGCTGATACGCCACAGCCGGTCAGCGTGGTTCCTGTTCCATATGAAAGTCTGCTGTAAATGGTGCTCATTCTGGTCATAGCCCTACCTCCGATTTTTCGGATGGCGCTGTGTTTGATTAAGGAGGGTCAGGCTTCACGGGCTGGATTTATCAACAAAGCACGTAGTGAGTGATACCCGTGAGCCTGAAATGAAAAAGGCCGCCATGCGGCAGCCTCAAAGTAAGTAGGATTGTTTACATAGGTGGGGTGAGAGGACCTTCTAACACCTCTGCTTCACCGTTATGGCAAATGTCATCACCTCTCGTCAGATGCCAGACACCTGTAATTGTTTTACCCGATTCCAGATCATCAACAGTGTCATTCGTGTAGTACGCTACCTGTACAACACCGACATGCTGAATCCAGTAATACCCTTCCTTCATATCTCCCCCCAATAACTAAAAATCATATTGTAAAGGAAGACTCATATGCTGTTTGTGCAAGAAAACACAACGGACAAGGGTGAGACGTCCCATTAGGTCACTGTCCGTTTTCTCAGATAGGGGCATTCTCATACTCAGGTTCTTTACGAGACTTTTTCTTAGTGCTATTCACCGCAAACTACTATCTTCTCGGTGACTCATTACAATCAATCTATGTGCGTTATCTTACTAATGGCTATATCAATTCAGTCACCGATATTTTTATCAGCTCCCCATCTTTTCATAAAATTAAGATTTCCTGGGCAAATTAAGGTAAAGTTGAAGTCCATCCATCAAGGAAAAGCCTATGTCAGAACGTAAAGACTCTAAATCACGCCGTAACTATCTTGTCAAATGCACCTGCCCAAACTGTACCCAGCAATCTGAACACAGTTTTTCAAGAGTACAAAAAGGTTCCCTTTTAATCTGTCCTCATTGCAATAAAGTATTCCAGACGAATCAAAAAGAAGCAGCCTGAATCTGTTTGAGATACCGTTTCTCGCACAGAATCACTACATCTGTATTTTAAGATTATTCAAGTTACAGATAATAAAAAACCCGCTGGCTGCGGGTTTTGTATTTTCATATTCAATGAATAGCAATTATTGTGATATTTGGGAAAACCATCCCCTTGCGTACTTTATCGTGTAAATCAAGTAGTCAGTCTCTGACCGTTAGACTTTTCGTGCAGTGAATCTACGCTCAACGACAATGGTCAGTATACTTTCTCATTCAAGATTGAGATGAAATATGCTCACCGTTGCCTTTAATGCCAGATCAGTAAAATTTTAACTCTACTGATCCAACAATACATCCTTTACTTCTGTCAGTATGTCTACTCAGGCTTTAGCCGTCATCGTTATCGCATACAGACAAAAAGGATTTTACTCTGTGATCGCTACATTGCCAGCAACCGGACCCTTAGCACCATTCTCAATGGAGAATGAAACTTTTTGACCTTCGAACAAGGTGCGGAAATTATCGCTCTGGATAGCAGAAAAATGTACAAACACATCTTTACTACCATCAGCAGGAGAGATAAAACCGAATCCCTTATCAGCATTAAACCATTTTACTAAACCAGTCATTTTATTAGACATTTTTATTCCTTAATTTGGCCTTCCGGCGAACATGGTTTTATTACAGAAACTACTTAGCGCTTAGTGGAGAGACTCAAAGAAGGGATAAATATACAACACCTGAAATGAGAACTGCTTTAGTAAACTACTTTGTATTTTGTCTGTTCTTCAAACCGACGCAATCATTAACGCATGGGCGTATGTAATAATCAATGTTTATTTTAGCCATCCAGAGCTCACAATGGCCGGAAAATATTTCTGGCATTATCTACGGGCATGTGTATAGTGCAACTCGTTATTAGCTTTAAGGAATTTTTTTGTCTCGTAAAATGACAGGAATTGTCACAGCCTTTGACTGCAAAAGCGGTAAAGGTCTAATCTCCCCCTCCGATGGTCGCATAGATGTTCAGCTTCACATTTCAGCTCTAAATCTCCGTGACTCAGAAGTACTCCTTCCCGGATTGCGCGTTGAGTTTTGTCGAATAAATGGTCTACGAGGCCCATCTGCAGCGAACGTGTATCTCTCATGACTTGTAGCTCACCCTGACTTCTGGAATCATAAAAGAGAATTTAAAAACAGGGAGAGTTTCATATGTATCCGAAAATCTATCTAAACGACTGGCTGACAGGTCTTAAGAGCTCATGCTGCACGCTGATAGTGACTATACTTCTTTTCATCTAATCTGTTAGTTTGCCGCATCCTGCTGGCCCCAGCTTGAAAGCAGGGGCTAGGAATCATAGTATCATCTGGAAAACACTGCAAATTCAAGCAGATGTTATTACAAATTGCGGTGCGAAATAACAATACTTAACAGACTAAATAGCTTTTTGGAATTCCACAACCCTTTTTGCTTTATATGTGCCAGTATTTTTTTCTCGGGCATTCTATATCCATCTCCAGAGTTACATCCACCATCGCCAAGCAACCTTCAATAAAACCCTCAGCAGCCTGCAGTCGCTTTAATACTTGCGTATGGGAAATTCCCAACTTTTTCCCCATAACACGAACGGGAATACAATGGACGTAATACCATTCAAGCATCACACACAAAAGAGGATCATGTTTCTTAAGTCTGGTCATTGCGCAATTAATAATTAACCCATCGTTATCACTGCAAGACAATCTGGTTTTGCATGTCTGGGGCAACAGCCCCTTGAATCCTGCTGCTACCGGAGAATAGTTCACTCCTGAACTATCACTAGCGGCCCAACCGCCCCATCGTTTTAAAGCCATCTGAATATCTCGCATGTTATCTCCTCTATTCATGCCAGTACGCCGATTGCCAGCGCACGATCTATAACCCGAAAAACAAGCATCAACTGGTCACCATACTTCGCTTCAAATGCCACAGGATCAGCATGCAACTCATCGTGATGTTCTCTGCACAGTGGTATAACAAACAAGTCGTGCGCCTTTGTTCCCATCCCCCCCTGTCCATGGCCAATCAGGTGATGCGGATCATCTGCCGGTCGCCTACAACATTCGCAGGGTTGAGTTTTAATCCATGCCAGATATCTGGGAGCCTTCCAGCGGATCCGCTTTGGACGTTTCATATAAGTTTGCGGGGATTCAGGATCGACCAGAACACCAACAACGGGCTTAACCGCTGGTACCTGCGCTGGTGGCATTTTCACGTTTACTGTGCTGGCTTTAGCTGCAATGATGCTCGCGGCGGTCACACCCGGTTCGATATCGCATTCACGCATGACTGACTGATGCTCTTCTGAAGGAATACGAAGCGCCCGTCCGGCTACTGATTCGGAAATTGCGCCGGTAACTCCCATACGTACCGCCCACCAGCAAAGCTCCGCCAACGACAGTTCTCTAGACGGATCCTGATTAAGCGCCACCATGATGCTGTTGATAATCCAGTTAATAACATTACGTCTCGCCAGTTCTGCAAGTTGCTCGCTGTAGTGGTCACGCAAATGGTTATCACAATGCCCACACAGAAGAACCGATCCGGGTTCATGATGCAGGATGGTTAACTCATGATAATGGTAATCACTGTGTGGCCACTGGCAGCAGTTACCGCCATAACGCATAAGCCAGTAATCAAGACCACCAAACCCACCTGCAGCCTTTATAACCTTTTCATCCAGGAAGAAGGGCCACAGGGAGTCGTCACTGGCAAGCGGCTGGCGAACGTCAGGAACATGGCCGGTAGGCAACCGTTCCATGCCTGCCGACTGGCTTTCCACCAGCACACGCTCACAGCTGAATAATGGCATCAGCTCGCTGCCCGGCTTGAGCAGCACAATTCCAAGCTCACGCGCAACCACGGGTTTTAGCAGCGCCCTCATTCTGCTATCTCCCCGATAATTATTTGTCCCTTCTCCCCCCATAATTTAGTGACGCGTGAATCCCAGATGTGAGCGTCATCTTCGTAAATGGCATCCATCAGGGCTTTCATCATGTTGTCGAAATCAGGTTTAGCCTGGTGTGGTTTCCCGTTGAACTCAGCCCGTTTCTTTTTGCTCCAGCTCGCTGGCATCGGAAGCATGAAGGTGACATGCGAACCGCTTTCCGGCAGTTCAACACCCTGCAGACGAACTTCATCACAGAAAGCCCGGTAACGCAGAACCTCAGGACGCTTTTTCCATTTGTCAGCGCGCGTCATTCGGGGCTTGCCCATTGGGGTGATATCGTAGACTTTCACATTCACCTCCAGATCCGCTGTTGCCAGGTTCTGTCCTGACGCGGAGGCTTAGATGCTTCTGGCAAGAACGCGCTGATCGTCCAGTGAATGAAGTCATTATCCAAACTACGCTCGGTCTTTATCTGCTTTGCGCGATAGCGGGCTTCCAGTTCGTCAGCCTGCTCAGTGGTGAGTTGGGTATGTTGAAACCAGCTTTTCTTCATAACGCACCTCTGGATGCGGCAAAAAGAAAATCGCTGGCGTTGGTTAACGTCAGTGAATGGGTATTTTGGATTTGATTTTGCGCCATGGTTTATCTCCAGTGGCGCAGCAGGTATAGGTTGTTCAGGCCTATGACGAGAGTCTATCAGAATTTTGCGTGACACGATAACCCGCTCTTTTTAGCATTTCTGTAAAGAGGGTTGGTGTACCAATAATCTCATCGTCCTGAAGCGGTACAAACGAAGCAACATCTCCGCGCCGGTACATAAGAGCCCGGGTACAATCCGGAAATGAAGGCAGTCTGGCCACGATGACACCATCATGGCATCGGATGACTACGTAACCTTTTTGCGAAACACTGTTGATCATTACCACTGCAAATCCCCTTTCTAATGCCTGTCCATTTATTCATTACTGTGGCTTGGTAAAACCAGCCTCTGGCGTCTCACCGCTTCCTGTAGGATTTGCACTACAACTACTCAGATAACGAACGGAGGTAAAAGAACAACAAGTAACGTTCTGTCTCAGCTTACATACTGATTTTTTGGCCAGTTTTTTTTGATGATCACCGGTTACCTCTATCTTCATAACCCTTCCTTACTATACTGTATAAACATACAGCATTATCTCCCCATCATTTTCTGATTGCAACAATTTAGCAGCACATTTTGTTAAAAATCATTTTTCTGCCATTCTGTCACCTGTTTCAAAAAGTCATCCCAAGCTGTTAATAGATAAGGGTTTAATCCTTTCCCATCTGAAGGTCTTTTTACATCGCACCTACCAAAAATGATAAGCATTCGTAATTGACTGTAATTCTGACGTTAAGCAATAATCCACGAGCTGTATGTTTATACAGTCATTTGCAAATTTTGTTTTTTAAACGTCAAAGAGGAATTTTTATGTCTGGAAATGGTGGCGATAACGCGCACAACAATGCTTTTGGTGGTGGTGGTCGTGGACCGACTGGTGGTGTAAACGGTACTTCTGGCAAAGGAGGTCCAACAGGAAATGGACCTGGTGGGCGCCTGCCAAGCGGCGGTATAAATGGATCTGGCAATGGTGCAAATGTTGGCCATGGTGGTTCCATGACAGTTGATCTGGGTAATGGTATCACTGCGACTTTTGATGGTGTTCATGCACTCGAACCCGGTAAAGACAGCGGTGTACCATGGGGTGGTAACAACGGTAATGGTGGGAATAATAACGGTGGTGGTAACGCCTCCTCCGGTACCGGGACAGCACCAACTCCGGGCCCGTCTCCTCTACAGATCTCTCAGCAAGCACTGAATCTTGCCGTTGATAATTTCAACAAGGCGCAAGCAGAAGTAACTAAAAACCAGAAACGCCTCAATGAGGCAACAGTCGCCCTGCAGCGTGCAGAAAAGGAACTGGATCTTTTTTATGAACTGGAAATCTTTGATCCGACTGACCCTGTCTGGTACCGCACACAGGAGAATCAGAAAAAAAGAGATGTTGAACGTAAAAAGTCCGACAAATCTGCCGCTCAGAATGCTTTAAATACCGCGAACCAGATCCTTAACCGGGACGCCGAGAAGAAAAAGCAAGCTGAAGAAGAACAATCTCGGGTTGTTGATTCTGTGAAACTCGTCAGCGATTTTTATGGTGACGTAACTGAAAAGCTAGGTGCGAAAAACGCGTCCCTTGCAAAAGAACTGGCAGAATCAGCCAAGGGGAAAAAACTTCGAAACGTCAATGAAGCGCTGGCCGCTTTCGAAAAACATAAGAGCGCCATCAACAGTAAATTCAGTGTGCAGGATCGTGAAGCTATCGCAAAAGCTATCGAGTCAGTAAATAAAGATGCCCTGGCTAAAAATCTTCAGAAATTTAGCAAGGCCTTTGGCATTACCAGTCAGGTAATTGACCTTTCTCAGTTAGCTAATGCTATTGCAAAAGGTATCCGAACCGGGGAATGGAAAGATGCGATGTTGAAAATCGAGAGCATGGCGGTTGGGAAAGCAGCCTCTATGGCTGTTGCTTTCACATTTGGTTTCCTGACCGTTACACCTCTTGGTATCGCTGTGTTTGCGCTTCTTATGACGGTGACTGGAGCGTTAATTAATGAAAGAATGATGGAGAAAATGAACAAACAACTGTTCAATATTTAATATTTCAGGCGGTCAGCAATGACCGCCTTTTTAAAGGAGATAGATCTACGATTTTTTTAAAGTAACCATAGATGTTACATCGGTCTTTGGGCTTCCAGCTTCGAATGTCCAGTTTCCCATTTCATTGGTAAGTTTTTGCTTGGTATCAGCATCAACTACTCCATCTGGAAATCTGATATTTATAGCTTTTCCTTTATCATCAATATCATACACTACTTTGAATTTATTATTTTCGTTCACCAACGTCTTAGCCTCAGTTTTGCTTACGGTGTCACTTGCATGAGTGCTAAAAGCTAAGCCTGCAGACAAAGTAGCAATAATGGCCACACCTAAAACCTTGTTATTCATAGTGTTGTCCTCTCCCAAATAAATAATAATAAGTGGAAATAATTATCATTTCCACAGTATTTTTTTACAGCTACGGCGGTGGTGGCACTACTGAAAAACATGCTTCTTTATTAATTAGGAAGCTATGCTAAATATGTCGTTTTCAAGTCATGTACCGTGCATGTATTAGCTCTCACCTGAGCAGGTACTCTTACGTTGCAGAGCAAAACCTAAACTGACAGTCCACTCTGTGCCACACGCGGACGTTGCTAACTTTGGTCCTTATTCATCAGTGGGGGCCGGTCAGTCAATCTATATGCTATTTGTTTTGCTCTTAAGTTCTGAACCATAGTGCCGATAGGGAAATTAAGTACTTTTGTCCTAAGGAAGCAAGGTTGTGAAAGATTTTTCAAAATACTCGAAAGCGTTAGGGATGGCTAAGTTCTATGTTTATGCATTTTATGACACTGATGATGCATCAAAAAAACCGTTTTATATAGGCAAAGGCAAGTCAGAACGCTGTCTTGATCATATAAAGTATAATGATGGCTCTCCGAAATCAGAACGAATTAATCATCTGTTAAAAACAGGAAATCTGGGAATCGACATACTACGCCATGGCATGGATGAGGCAACCGCGAAGCTTGTTGAAGCAACATGTATTGATCTCTTAGGTGTTGGAGAACTGACCAACAAAGTACGAGGAAGCAGCTCCCTTATGGGGCGAATCACGCTGGATGAGCTCAACCATCTCCTTCTTAAGCAAGAGACGGAAATCGCACCTGAACATGCCGGGCTCGCTTTTTTGCTAAACAGCACCTATAAGTCTGGCATGAGTGCACTTGCATTATATGAAGCTACGCGTGGCGTCTGGGCAAAAGTACCAAAAGATGAAAACCTACAATTTGCATACGCCACATACGGCGGTTTGGTAATGGAAGTTTACGAGATACAGTGCTGGTTAAAGGCAGGCTCTCAGCAGTACTTTACCCGGGAACTGGCCATCCCTCCCGAAACCAACCGTTCAGAGTTTGTTGGACGAATCGCATCACCAGAAATCAGAGAATTATACGTAGGCAAGCTAATCAAAAAATCGCGTAGTCATGGTAGCCCTTTCGTAAAAGTCGGGCTGGCGCAATAAAATGAACTGCTTCCCGTTGATTGGCCTCTGAAATAAAATTAATGTCGAAGATTACCCTCATGACTTTTTATGAGGATAACTAGGCATTGTCGAACAGTCTTGTCTGACAACCAACTAGCGGAAATTTTCACCCTGACACGGTTGAAGGCAATTTTTCAGCAAGTTCTGCGGTGATTGAAGTGGACCGGACAAAAGCCACCGCACTTGCCAGGAGCTGAACCCGGTGAATGCCCAAACACCAAGTACAATATCCTGCATCTGCTGATCACCGAGCATGACTTCATGCTACCGTACAGTTGGGTAGCGTGCTCCGAACTGCTGGGCCTGTTCACGCTATATACACATCATGTGCTTGCCCTAGAGCACCATCATTAGGGCAAGTATATGATGCTTTACCCGCCGATGCATTTCATGCCAGAGTTTTTTTCGATATCGACGGAGGCCAAACTTTTTGTCGACTGAGACGTTTGAGACACTGAACAGTGCATTCATTGCAGGGGCACTGAAGGAGGCCCTGACCGGATTGTACTACATAAATAAATGGGGATTTGTGAAATGTCTGATATCGAAGTAATGAGACTGGATCAGTCTGTCACGCGTCCAGAACAGGATCGCTATGGCTTTCGCTATGTCGCTGCACAGCTGGCACAGTCTATACAGGCTATCGGTCGCGAAGGAAGCGCCGTTATCGGCATTGAGGGAGTATGGGGCTCGGGAAAGACGAGTCTACTTAACCTATTGCACACGGAACTAGATAAACAGAAAGAGGACAATACCTTTGTTCTGAATATATCCCCTTGGCTTGACGGTAGCGGAACCAGTTTGGTGGAATCTCTGCTGATACCTTTAGCCGGTATTATTGCCGCTGAGGAAGAGCGTCTTCTTTCGCCTGAAGATCGGGAAAGCCTCGAAAAGAAAAAAATACTTACCCGGACAGCTCGGACCCTGATGGAATATACAAGAGCGACTGCCCGCCATCTGGCTCCCCTAGCTCAGACTGCAGCAATGATCCCGGGAGTACCTGATGCCAGCGGTGCGCTAGATGCTCTGTCAGAGTCTCAATGGTTAAAAGAAAAAGAAAAAACTACTACGCAGATGCGTACTGAAATTGCAGAAAAGATTGTCGGAATGGATTTAAGCTTTATTATTCTTCTTGATGATCTGGACAGACTGGAGCCAGCACAGGCTGTGGAGGTCGTCCGCTTAGTCAAATCCGTCGCTGATTTTCCCCGCTTCCGCTACATACTCTGTTATGACAAATCCGTGCTTGCTCTGGCCATCAAAAAAGGTCTAGGCGTGGAGGATGGCGAACTTTATCTGCAGAAAATTGTGCAAATTTCGTTTAGCCTGCCGAGACCGGAATCTTTCGACCTGCGTCGTGAATTTTTTTCGGGAGTTGTCGGATTATACGAAACTGTTAACGGCGAACTTCCGGACGAAGAATTTATTAATGACTTGAATCGTGTGACTGATATCTACGGTGCTGCACTGAAAACACCCCGTGAAGTTCATCTGTCCCTGAATAATCTGCGCTTCAGATACAGCGGAATACGTGATTACGTCTATTTACCGGATCTGAGCTTTTTGCAATTGATCCGCACCACCAATCCCGGATTGTATGACTGGACAGAAGAATATCTTACAGAGCGGGCAATCGTGGAATCTGGTGACGGCAGTGTAAGTGAGGAAGAACAAAAATTGCTGACACTAAATTTAGTAGAGTGTCTGTCCCGTTTCCGATCTTCAGAAGCAAAATCTGTAACTTCCCTGAAAAACTGGGTGCCGGGAATTACAGGGTACAAAGCTAATATACAGCAGCTATTTGCTCAGACAAGTGATGAAGATAAAGCGTTGATGACAGCAAATCGGCGCCTCGGGAGCACGGCATACTGGCGTTATTACTTTGCATTTTCTTCGCCTCAGAACATACTGCCACCAGCGTATTTTGATGAGCTGTTCCGTAAAAGCAGTAATCTTGAAGAATATCCGGCGATGGCCCGTGAACTCTTGGCTAGGATCAACAGCAATGGTGTGTCCTCACGTACCTGGTTTGAACATATTTTAAGTCAGTTGACATGGCCGATGATAATCGAGCGTACAGCCTTAGAGTGTCATGGTCTGCTGACATTTTTCTTTAATGCCGGCGATGAGATTTATGAACGTTACAGGCAGAGAAATCGCTGGTTTTCACGGTATGATCTCGATGTAAACAGAGTGGCTGATCGTCTTCTGAAAAGGATGTTGGATAATGACCGGACGAAAACAATGGAAACCCTGCTTTCATTGACGATGGAAGGAACTGCTTGGGTCTGGATTGCGAATTATATCCGCGATTTACTATGGCAGAACGGGTTGGCCGGCGACCGTGCTGAGCCAGAGGACGAGCGCGTACTGAACGATGGAGAACTGAACAGTATTCGTCATCATTTCTGCGAACGCTTAAACAAGGGTGAACTGAAATCACTGCTTGAGCAGGATGGTGAATTGGGGGGCTTTGTCTGGGCCTGGCAGGATATTGCAGGCCAAGAATCCGTTATTTCATGGATTACTCAACATAGTGACAGTGATAAAGCTTTTCTGATGTTGTTACTGAGTCTGCGCTCTCATATTATTTCCAGTGCTACTGGGCATTATCTGGCACTACAAGTAAGGGATATAGCTCACCTGTTTGGGGGAGAGGATATGCTCCAGGAAAGGCTAGAGCATATTGAGTCCGAGGATAATTTTCCAGATCAAGTAAAAGACGTTAGGGCCGCCATCGCCCTCAGTAAGTCATTCTAACACCTCTGACATGCTGATTTTTAAACTCTGATAATAGTAATCGAGAATGTCCGCTCCTCGCTCACAGCGGACTTTCAACCCAGTAAACTCCTCAGCTTCGTGCCAGGAGCAAACATACCACACTTCTGCTTATGCAACCCAAATTGGTATGCAACTACACCACGAGAGAAAATCGTCAGTTTTATTCTGCCTTCATTTTTACGTTCCATAAAAAATGGCATGGGTTCGCTGTTACTTTTGATTTGTAGTCACTGTGTGACTTATAGCCATGTGCCACTGCGATCGCTGTCGCCAGCAAACTAGCGCCGCCAGTCAACACACTAAGCCCTAAACCAGCAGTTGCGATAGCAACTTCAGTCAAGTGTGTTTTTTTCATGTGACTAACCTGGGGGGCAATCTGACTCATTTGAACTTCAAAAAGCTCATGTTGGGTGTCTTCAATAATAGAGCGAACACGAGCGGGATCTGACTCATGTCTGGCTGCACGCAACCCCTTCTCTAGCTCAGAACGGAATGATTGGAATGATGTACCATCATTATTCCTTATAGCCATTAAATCAGTTGAAGATATTTTTTCCAAAAAAGGAATTTCCATTTTAAGAGTGCAGTTTAAAGTATTTTCTCTGATATCAGGTGTGTTAATGTTCATGTTTAGTAAATTGCTTTCGAAAGGATGCTCAGTACCAAACATGCAATCAAGATAATTGCATAAAACTATGCGCTTATTCAGTTCAGTATAATGATTTATAGCTGTTTGGTTAACGGATTGATTTACCCATGCAATAAAATCTTTCTCTAGTGGTGGCTCAGATGTATAACTCTGTATAAGTGTGTATATATCTTTTCTATCTGTTGGCTTAAATTCACTAGGGTTTAGCATATATCCCATTGCATACCCACCTTCCATGCCTTTAAAGTGAATGCTAATATTTCTGCATATATAAAGATCTCTCATAACCAACAAGCGTCCATTGTCGTTTTGGACACTTCGTACAACAGCATTTTGTTTGTATTGTTTCAGGATGTTTGATGGTAAACAATCTTCGAACCCTTTATCAGAATAGAGCAGAGGAATCTCTTCGCCACGTTCTAACTCGAAACTTACAGGATATAACTTAACGTAACCACCCGCTACTAATGGACGCAATTCAATAAGTCTGATTGCAGCATTAGCTAATTCTCTGCGATCAACCATTGATGTTGATGTCACACCCATGAATGAAGTTATGGCTTCAGTCGAAGTGCTTCTAAAGTCAGTTAGTTTGAAAATAGGATCTGAGACTATAGCTTCCTCTAAGTATAATGCTGCTTGTTTAAGTCGTGAGATATGAGACATCGTATCAGTAGCCATACAGCTAAGCACATCATTACTGGCTTTAACATCTTTTCGTACTTCCGGAAGAATTTTAATACAATACTCGCGATATCTGGTTAGCTCCCTCTCTAAGGTCAAATCAGATATACCTTGGTATAGCTGTGATGCCAATGCTCCATCTAAAAGAAGTGAATCATTAAGATAATCATATGCATAACTGCCCATGTATTTTCTTCCATTCCGATGTAAAAAAGAAAATTATACTTTAAAAGAGTATGCTTAACTAATTGTTGTTAAAGATTTTATTCCAATTACTTATTAGAAAGGCTGCCTCCCAAAAACCAGCACCGTCCGCTGTTCGCTCAAAGCGGACGGTAAGATTTGATTACGTTCTGACTACGCAAACTGTCAGTTAGAATCAGAGCTAGGACACGTTGCGATGAGCCCAGTTAATTCACGCCTCTGGAACGCTCTACGCAACGGTTTCGTTTTTCTGCAATTCTCAGTACATCTTTTGAATTTTTGACCTGTGCAAGGATATCGATATACACAGTCGCAGCACGCCTCCATAGCCCCTTATCCTCGAGGCTTTTTGCTAATTTCTCTAACTGTATGGTTTCCGGGGGACTCTCTTCCTCTAACATAAAAGGCAATATAATTTTAGGTACCCTGATCCCTGGTTTAACTCTGTATCCAGGATCCCGGTCCTTATGGCTTTTAACTACAATGCCCTCTTTGGTGAGCTGGCGTAGTAACTTCCCAGCATTGCTGGTAGTCAACTCTAGGGCTTCACAAATATCTCGTAGTGTGCATCCAGGCATATGATTGATTGCAGCAATCACCATCTCTTTTTGAGTAACACGATAATTGGTCATTGGTCAGAACTCGTTTTAGTTGATTGAACCAGTCGCCTTGCGGCGTTCCAGTAGCTCATGCGCAATTTTTAAATCCAGAGCCACCATCAATCTGAGGTACGCAATCGGCGCATATGCCGCACTTTTTGTTATTGGATATGCGAAACTCCAGCACTTCATCAATAACCTTCACAGCATCAGCCATTGCGTAGCCAAGATGACCGCCATCGCTTTGTGCTGCTGCCCGTCTGAGTATTTCGCGTATCTGGTTCAGGCGCTTGAAAGATAAAGGACCATGTGCCGGGTGGCTGTTTACCTTTTGCTCCGGGCCAATAGCCGCCATCGCCAGTTTCATAACCTTCAGCGCCATGGCAGCATCCTCGTTCAAAGCTCTAGGAATTACGTCGCGCTCGTGTTCAAGTTCTGCAATAGCCTGTTGCAGCCAGGATTTGGTATCCCGGTCTTTCTGAGAGATTTCAATGGTCATTGGTCAATACTCGTTTTAGTTACTTCACAACCCATAAATGGGTTACGTTTTTGCGATAACTTCCACAGGCAATATTTGCCCAGATAAACGGGCAAGCAAATCATGCGTCGATTTCATCATTACCCCCTGAATCCCGGTGGGATCTGAGTGTCAGGTTGTGAAACACCAAAGCCAGCCTGTCGACGTATACCTGCCGATGGAGTCGAAGAATTGGCGCGCGATGTTTTCAGACTGGAAGCAAAAGTCTGTTCCCACTGGATGTGGTGTTTAACTTTCCCTTCGCATTTCCAGTAGTCCCGGAATTGCTGTAATTCGACGGCGGTATACCCTGGTAGATCCCCAAGGTTTATCCCCCACTGCGCAGCCTGGCGTACAAAGTCATCACCGGGAGTCCAGTCATCTGTTATCGGAAATTTGCCTATGGGCGGTAAAAAGTCACCCGGCGCGTGTAACTCTCTCTCTTGGTTTTCTTTTAGATCTGTATCTGTATCTTTATTAGTTGGGTTTCCGTTGGCGTTCTGTTTTAACGGTGGCTCAACACCCGTTGAACGCCCGTTGTTATTTTGTTGGTTATTCACTCCTTTTTTTGCTTTTCTCGCCTGAGCGGATGCTTTTCCAGCTGCTGACTTTTGGCTGATTGAGTTTTTAACCGCCTCCAGATCACGCTCTATACGCTCCTGTACCCATTCGGTTCCGTTATCGTTAAAAAACTCTTTCAACGAAGGTTCAACGGCATCCCAACGGTCGTTACTCAGCCGTGCAATTTTCGATAGTCGGTTTTTGGGGATCGGGCGACCGGTTTGCCAATAATTGAACATCAGTAGCAAGTATGCGCCATGCTCTTCTGTAGACAGATGCATGGTGTCCGCCAGGTAATCAGCAATGTAAAGTTGCATGTAAGGCAGAGCTGCCATGGTTACTCCCTTGTCCGGTTTCCCGGCGCGTAATGGTTATTGCTCAAAACTCGATTAAAACAATTGTGGCGCTACGGCGCTTATACTCGCCAGTAGTGGTCCCGCCGCGTCAGCAGGTAACATGTTGAACAATGCGATTGCCGCCTCACGAATCTCCTTCTCGAGCTTTTGTAATGGCGCGCCAATTAATTTCGCATGGTGTGCCTCACTGCACTCTTTGATAGCGTTCGCCACCAGCTCTGCTTCTGTGCTCGCATTACTTAACCCGTGCTTCCTGGCAATCTGAACTGGCATAGCAGCAATGATTGAGCCTGACAGCTGCATAACGTAAGCCGTATACTTTTCTGACCCCCCTTCGTTTTTCAGATACCGGAATAAATTCTGCTTATTAACAGCAATTCCGCGGCCATCTGCCTTGGCCCACTCTTCGGCCACCAGCTGAGCGATCCGTTCCTGTGCCTGTCCTGGTAATGTCGATTCCCATTCACGAACGGCAACCCAGATTTTTTTGCACTTCATCCAATCCCGGCGACAAACAGAAAACTGATTTTTTGTTTTCTGAGTTCTCACCATCGTCGTGGTATGGTTTTTAAAAGAGATGGTTTGCATGGTCACTCCTTAGGTAATCCATCCGTTGGATTTGGGTATAAGTCGGGTCTAAGTTCGTGGGGGGTAACCCCTGTAGCGCTAAAGACTTGAAGTACCCGTGACGAAGGAACAGTACCTTTTGCTTTCCACTGACTTACTGCCATTCCGCTTACACCAATCGTGCAAGCTAATTTATTGGCCGAGCCAGCTAGTCGAATTGCGTTATCAATAGCTGTCATAACTATCTCCTTTTTAAATTGGAAGTAATAAACCATAGGTTTACATCAATTGCAAACTTTAAATTTATTGTGACTATAAACCAAACATTTACAATGGGTGTATGAAAAACACTGACGATCTCAATAACCAACTGGTAGCCCGCTTAGAAGAAATTACTCAAAGAGGGATCAGCAAAGCTGATATGGCTCGCATTGCAGGAGTTACGCCTCAAGCTGTGAATGGGTGGTTTAAGAAGGGAGTTATCAGTAAGAAGTCCGCCATAGCAATTGCGGAAGCCGCCAACGTGTCCGTTACTTGGTTGTTAGGTGAGAAAGTATCAGAAGATTCAGGTCTCAAGCCTAACGAGAGCAAAATGCTTAACTTGTTTAGGCAGCTACCAGAGGCAGAGCAAGAGCGAATGATCGATACCTTTGCACTGCGGTTAAAGGAAATTGATGATTACGTTGAGAAATATCTTCGTGGTCGTTTTAAGGCTAACGATGTGAACTAAGAGTTTATTCCCATCCATTGAAACCGGCGTTTGCCGGTTTTTTTTCGCCCTTTTGTCATAACCTCCCTCCCCTTAGTTTTTCACGACTGATAAAGCAAATGTTTGCCTCTATATCAATTGATGATTGACATAAACATTAAACCAATGATTTAATCATTCTATCGAAAACGTCATCGAGGCAGGACGCCCACGAAGTAGCTGCCGGCGGCATACGAATCACCGGATGAGATGACAAGTATTAACACGCAGCAGGTTCAACGTTCCGCCAGCCTGGCGACAAGGGCAACGCAAGAGGATAAATCCATGATCGATTTCGCACGTAAACCAGTGCGGTGTCAGGCCGTACATCTAAATCGCATTGAAGTAATCATTCGACTGATTTGCTACACGCTTGCCCAGAAGGGCGACCCGTCTGCCGACCAACAGACTGCAGTTCGTTCATAACGAGTTTGACCAATGGCTGTTGCCAGCATCAGCAAGGAAGTGACTATGGAGTTTGGAATGAAACGTGTGGTGGCATCTGTTCAGGTGGTTGCCATCCTCAACAGGATTTACAACGGCAGCCCTGTTTCCGTCGCATCTATCAGTAAAGAATCAAAGCTGTCTGTGTCTTACCTCGAGCAGATTTTCTCGAAGCTGCGCAGCAGTGAAATCGTCACCAGCCAGCGTGGCGCTGGTGGCGGGTACCACCTTAGCAAAGCAAACCCCAGCGTGGCTGACGTCGTTCGCGCCGTTACTCACACACCTGATTCATTTGAGCCCGTGCTGAATGCTCTGGAGTGGATCCCCGTCGCACAGCTGGCGCAGGGAAAATCACCTACCCCATAAAGCACAAAACCCGCGCAAGGCGGGTTAAGTACCCGGTCAGCCGACCAAAGCTTTCCGGAACGAGTTTTGACCAATAACCACTACCTTAGGCGGCGATCATCAGCTGCCGGGTATCTTACAATCCAATGGAGCCCGAACGCAATGTTAACGTATGCGTATCTTATTAAAGCCAAAGCGAAAGCAACTGAGGCAAAAAACCTGTTTTGCTGGTTCTCTGCGAAATCAGATTCCCGTGCAGAACGCGAAATCCTCAATATTCTCGAAGACAACGATATTGCCGTCGGTCGTGGCGCCGACTATCAATTACCTGTCCGCACCAACTGGTTTGTTGTTGACGATCTTCCTGAGGAAAGCACACTTGATGACACATGGTGCGATCGTTACGAACTGGTAGAAGACCAGCAGACGTGGCAACTGAAACAGAAGCCTGATAATGAAAATCAGGAGGCTTCCAGCCAGCAAAAACCTGAAACCTCCAGTGCCAGTGTACCCACCAGCGATGCGCCAGCATTCCTCCGCCCCATATCTCGCCTGCGCCTGTCTCAGCGACTGATTGCGCACCTGTTAAATGACGGCGAAGAGAAGGAAATCAGTGAAGCGCGGCACGTCGAGATCGGACAGATGGAACTGGACGATAATAATCTCTATATACAAAACCTGTTACTGGCCGTTGCAAATGTGCCAGCGGCGAAAGAGCTTTCTGCCCATGTCGAGTGGAACCTGGCAAACGCCATAAAAGAAGTCTTCGACCGTGAGCAGGTTTATACCGTCGCTTCATTTGAGGAATTTATTACCGAATGGATTACGGAACCGAAAATGCGGACTCAAACCGTGCAGGAATGGATTAACGATAAGAAAGCACGAATTGTGGGTGATGAACCCACCGTTCCACCTGTAACGCCAGAACTCATTACCGTTGCGACTCTCCCGCTACGCCAGCGCCTTTTGGCTCAGTTTATTTCTGATAAATATGCTTACCATATTGATACTGAGCAGAAGAAAACCATTCAGGAACTCGAGCTGGATGTGGATAACAGCTACGTGCAAAACCTGCTGCTTGCCGCCGAGAATGTGGAACCATTCAGAAAAGCGCCAGAGATCGATATCTGGAAAATTGTCAGCGCGCTGAAAACTATTTTCCCTGTTGATGGTAAACGAGTGGATCTCTCTACCGTCATTCATTTCTTTAAAACCTGGTTCAATACTGAACACATTGACCGTGGGTTGCTGGTCAAAGAGTGGTGTAAGGGGAATCGTGTGTCACAGATTCAGCGCACTGATACTGGAACGAACGCTGGTGGTGGCAAAAAGACCGATCGCAATACTGATTATGCTCATACACTGGATACGCTCGACGTTGAGATTGCGCTGGCCACGCTGACAATGGATTTCGATATCTACAATATTCCGGGATCTATTCTCCGCCAGGCTAAAGATATCATCGCAGCCAAAGACAGTCCTTTCAAAGAATGGTCCGCAGCGCTGCGAAAATGTTCTGGCATCCTCGATTACTCGCGCGCAGCTATTTTTGCATTGATACGAAGCGCTCATCCCTCTTATTACCTTTCTCCCGGACGCTTATCCGGCTACATCAATGCAAATCTGGTCGAAATCGATCATCAAACCCCCACAGATGAAACACTGGCTGCTGCGCGCCAGGTGAATAGCGCTGCTGTTGTCGCTGCTGTAGTTCAGGGGAAAGAGCCGTTAGAGAATCTGGAGAAACTGTCCACTGATTTTGCGACAGTGGGAGCATTGGCAGTAAAAGCTGCAAAACAGGAATCCTCAGAAACTATTAAACAACCTGAAGTAGCCAATCTCGGTAACGGCATATTTTCTGTCGAAGGCCTGATGAATCCCCCTGCCAAATTAACCGAGGAAGCCACCAGCGATGTGCAGATGGAAGAAACTGACAACAACGAAATCAAAGCTAATCCTGAAATGTCTCAGAGCGAAACAGCAGCTTCGCCAGTTAAAAGCGCTGATGCAACTGGTGACACGTCAGCTTTCCTGAATAATGAACCCGTTCACCATATTGATACGGATCCCCTGAACGCTTTTTATACTCACCTGATGGTTGATATGGAAACTATGGGCAACAGTCCTGATGCCCCAATAGTCTCTATCGGCGCTGTATTTTTTGATCCTTCAACTGGTAACACTGGTGCCGAATTTTATCGGGTTGTCAGCCTTGAATCATCGATGTCGTTTGGCATGAAACCGGATGCCTCTACAATTCAGTGGTGGTTGAAACAATCATCTGAAGCCCGTTCTGCCATTCTTGTTGATGAAGCCATGGGACTGCTTGAGACTCTCGAACTACTGGCTGACTTTATTGCTGAAAATGCTGCTAACGGTAGTCACACCGTTCAGATGTGGGGTAATGGATGCTCGTTTGATAACGTCATTCTTCGCCGCGCATACGCGTTAACAGATACCCCCTTCGCAGTTCCGTTCAGGAATGACAGGGACGTAAGGACCATGGTTGAACTGGGAAAATCTGTCGGTATCAACCCACGCTACGACATCCCGTTTGAAGGTGACATGCACAATGCACTTTCTGATGCCCGGCATCAGATCAAATACGTCTCTGCAATCTGGCAACGTCTGACCGCAAACTGATTATTGAATATCAACCAGTGCCAGCTGTTGCGCGTATCGTAATGGCTGGCTATCGAGGTGAAAGTGAAACTTGTATCACTCGAACGCTGGGCGGAACTCAGATATGAAGTACCGCCACCAATAGGAACGTTAAGGAAATGGGCGCGAAACGGGAATATCTACCCAGCACCAGAGAAGGAAGGCACCCAGTATCGCGTTAGGCCGGATGCGGTTTTTATCCGACCAAATAAATATTGTAAAACGATCAACACAAACCAAAGCAGACACCCGTTAAAAGGGCGATTGATAGAGAGGATTATCGATGGCGAGGCCGGACAAGTATGACGCTAATTTGCCTAAGAATCTGACCTATCGTAAAGCCAGGAAGTCATATTCCTGGCGCAATCCCGTCGACGGAAAAGAGATATCTCTGGGTAAAATTTCGCGCAGGGAAGCGATCGCCCAGGCCATTGAAGCAAATCACTACATCGATAAAAATTACACTCCAATCGCCCTACTCGAACAACTGAAAGGTACTAATGAATACACCATGGCCAGCTGGCTCGATCGGTACGAAATTATCCTGCATCGACGCAAGCTGGCGACCAATACTTACAAAGTTCGCGCCGGGCAGCTGGCGACCATTAGAGAATACTTTGGCGTAATGATACTGGCCAGCATAACCACCCGAGATGTGGCTGAGTTTATTAATCGCTGGACGGAGTGCGGCAAAACAACGATGGCAGGAACCATGCGATCAGTACTGTCTGATGTTTTCCGTGAGGCCGTTGTGGAAGGGCGTGTTGATTCCAATCCTGTGAACCCAACTCGAGCACCGAAAATTAAAGTGCTGCGCGAACGCCTGGAATATGAAATGTTTGTGGCCGTTCGTGCTAGTGCAGAGCGCATGCCAGCATGGTTCGGCTTGGCGATGGATCTCGCCCTGGTCACCGGTCAGCGACGTGAAGACGTCGCCCGGATGCGCTTCAGTGACATTAAAGATGACCGACTGTACATCGAACAACAAAAAACCGGGTCTTGCCTTGCTATCCCACTTTCACTGACGTTGAAAGCATCCGGCCTGAGACTGTCGACCATCATCGATCGCTGCCGGCTTGTCAGTCGATGCGATTTTTTGATAAGCCCCGGGATCAGAAAAAACAGCGAAGACGGAAGCATAAACCTGGACAGTCTGACAAAAGGTTTTGTGAAAGCACGAAATTTTTCTGGTCTAAAGTTTTCAGAAAACCCACCTTCATTTCATGAAATTCGGAGTCTGGCTGGAAGGATGTATGAGAAGGAATTCGGGAAGGATTTTGCGCAAAAACTGCTGGGGCACAAGTCAGAAAAAATGACTGAGAAGTATCTTGATACGAGAAAAAAAGAGTATGTGCTGATCTAATTTTTCTTCGTAAATGAATTGTGAATGTTAAAAATGGTGTGGTATAACGAATAAAGACCGAATATTTGAATTCGGACAAATTTCGGACATTTTCGGACATGGAGTCCTAAGTGACTGAAATTAAAGCCCGATAAAAAGAGACCGAATACGATTCCTGTATTCGGTCCAGGGAAATGGCTCTTGGGAGAGAGCCGTGCGCTAAAAGTTGGCATTAATGCAGGCTAAGTTACCCTGCCATTTAAGAATAGATGACAGCGCCAGGTTTTCCAGTCCGCGACTAAAGTGGCCGGAAAAAAAGGACGTTTGTTACGCATCCAAACGCAAAAACCGCAGGTTCTCGTGTGAGATCCTTGCGGTTTTTTATTGGAAATCAGAGCGCTACATCTGACAATTAGCAGAGCTTTTCTGCACGCACTACAAACGGTGCCAGGCTCATTTTTTCGCCCGGTTTCGCCGGATCATCAATCTGGATAATCTCGATCGGCTTTGCCGTGGTTTTTCCGCTCTCCATCTGCTGTCTGGCAACATCATTCAACGGGTATTGCACCAGCGTACTGGGATTGATGACATACAGCGCGTTACCCGGGCGGCAGGTCAGCATCACCTCTTCCCGATTAAACGCCCACTTATCTTTGCCAACCTCAAAACGGCTGACGGTAATGACCTGCGGCGCAGCCAGCGCGGCTCCGGAGCTTGCCAGGAGTAATAAAGAGATAATGATTTTTTTCAT